TGAAAAACTCTTCTTCAATCGCCCCAAAGATGAGAATTTCTTGGAAGAAAACTTTATATTTAATGAGAGCACATTTTTGGTGAATGAAAACAAGGGTGTACTCATCAATATACCTGACTACATTTTCGGCAACAAATGCTACGATTCAAGCAACTTTTTCTGCAAATTAGCCAACATCATGAAGGTCAAGTCTCCAGTGTATATTCCTCGCTGTAGTACGTTTTGTCTTTGCGATGATTTGTTGTTGATGTTTATTCTCGAATCACTGTTCACAGATGTAACCGATAAATACATCAATGAAGCAATCAATAAGAATATTTCCGGACCACATAGATATATAGATATTTTCAATTATTTTGACTCGTCTGCGAACAGTCGTGTTATTCTCGAAGAAGTGGACAAACATTCTCATCCGGGTATGATGCCGCAGGATATTTCCGAATCTAGTTTATTGGGAAAATATTTACAGGCGTTGAATTCAACCATACGAGGGTGTTAAACACAAATATTAATTATATTAGTATATATTATTATGACATCTTTTGCGACAGATAAAGCCACTGTTGGCAAGAGTTCAGTCAACAACAATAGTGTACTTAGTGGACAAAATGTGATGCCGATGAAAGGACAAACATCTTCTAGTGGAGGACAATTTTCAATGATGCGCCAAATTTATCAAAGAACACCGAAAGAAAATCCAGAAAATCACGACAGCACCCACAAGGGTAAACAAGAATCAGTATACCAGGATAACTCCTTGTATCTTTTGAGGAAAAAGGCACAGGCAATTGGTAAGAAAGCGTATTCGTCTCCTCTCAGTTTCAACACTAACCCAAAAAATGATGTCAAAAACGCATTGAAACGTGTTCGTTCGAGTAGCTCCGTTCCTCCACGCAAAAACAAGGCTATGGCAGAATAAAGATCAAAAACAAAAATAAAGATAACTTACAAGATTATATTTATATAATATCAATTCAATGTTGAAGACTATTTTTGCAAATTCAAACCAACACCTCGATAAAGTCTGTATGGATTATTTTGAACATTTTTGTTTATCCATGTATTTTTCAGGAAATTTGATGATTGGAAGCATTCAAGCGTTCATTCATGCCTGGATCCCGTGTTGGTTTAGTTCGTCTACAAGCGCTCTTGTAAATCATCTTCGCATTATCATAAATAACGTTGGTTGTGTGAAAAGTAAATAAAAACAAAAATTAAAGATGAACTATAAAATGATTTTCACGAAACTAATTTATTTTTTATTGGCATTCAATAGCAATGGGAAGAACACAGTTTATTATAAGTTAATCCAACATAAAAATAAGATAGGATGTGTCGAAGCAAATACAACCCAAAGAGTGGCGAATACATTTCACGCCATTCCGGGTTCTTGTTCCCAGCAAAATTGTACAAGTTTCAAGGGAATTTATGTGTTACCATTTTGTTGCAAAATAAATGGTTATGAGTGTAATAATAATATTATAAGTAACGCCAAGTAGTATGCCAAAAACTAGCATGAATAATTTATAGAAAGTAAAATGTTTCACCATATAGTTATTACGAAGGAAGTAGCCTTGTTTTTCGTAATAACTTCTTACACCAATACCAGATATAACGATTGTTCCGCGTTTGAAATGATAAAACATACTAATTTGTTCTGCTTTTTTAAGCAGTTTTCGCCCAATCCCACTGTGTTGAAGACCCTGCATATTTGTTTGATTCAGTTGATTTACCCCAACCAATGAACCATAAACATGAAGTTCGCGAATCAATCCCATATTATAGAGTGTGTCATCATACACTGAATGCGAGTTGCGTTTCTGACGAATAATGCGAAGACGACAAAATCCAAACAACGCAATATTGTCTTGACTTTCAAAACTAATGAAATACTCTGTTCCATTTGATGCCTCATACTTTCTCACAAATAACTTGGCATCTTTGAGCATATATTGAGGATGGCGACCAATTTCACGCGATCGTATATCCTTCCCAATAAACCCCTTTTCTCCTTCAATATTTTGTCTTATATTTCCACACTTTAATCCTGCGGATATATACTGGTCTGGAATGTCTCGCATCACTCGCGGGAGGCGTATCCACGGTGGACATTTTTTCATAGAATAGGAAAGCACATCTTGAATGACATCTTTGTCTTCTCCGTAAGGTATATATTTACCAGATTTATACCATTGTTCAATGACAGTCCACGGAACTACTTCGCATGGATAGACTTTCATTTGATCCGGTTGGAATTTCGGCGTTGTATATAACTCGTCAAACATAGCCTTGTCGGTTTCAGGGCTACTTCCAGGCAAATCCGGCATAATATGAATATCAATTTTGAAACAATTATTTTTACAAATCTCAATGGCTTCAATTACTTTTTCAATATTGTGTCCACGATTGATTTTTTTCAAAATCCTATTATCAATATGTTGGACGCCCAATTGTAGTCGGGTTACACCCCAGTTAAGCAGTGTTTTGATCCACGGAATTCCATCTTCATCGTTCAATAAAATCGCGTCCGGTCTCGTTTCAATACAAATGCCAATGATCTTACACCGCGTATATTTATTGATGGCAATTTCTTCTGCCAACGTTTTACGCTTTACCAATTGCGGTGATCCAAATCCATACTTGATGATTTCAAAGAAGTTGTTACATGTATAGATGAAATCGCGAAAGTATTTATACAAATACGGCTTCGGATATTCGGTAAAGGTTCCACCCTCTAAAATAAACTCCAATTTGTCACATTTGTGCCCACAAATCAAGAGCGATTTTAAACGGTCAAATGTTTGCAAATCTGCTTCGAAATTATTACGATTTGCGCGCAAGACGGCGGGTTCGCTATACAAGTAACTGCGTGGTTGAGGTGTCCAGTTGTTCCCCTCATGCGCCGGTTCATTCGGACAATAATAACAATCGTGTTTACAGCTGAAGTCCTGATGTTCTGGATGCGGAGATGTCAAAATAGTAATCTGATTGATTCCAGAAATGTCGCGACTAGGCGATTTCATCAACATTAGTTCTAGAAATTTGTCTTCTTTGATTTTGTCCAACAAGACAAATTTCTTGTAGTAAAAGAGTAGCGTCGTCTTTTTGTATTGACACTGGTGTTTGTTTGTACATTTTTGCAGATAATTTGGAAACTTCTTTTTTAATTTATTGACCACGATCCTTGCGTTTTCAGTTTCGGTTTCTTTTTCAATATGTTCCTTGACAAGAGAAGACAAAGACGTCATATAATTCTCAATATTTTGTTCATCAATATTTGTAATTGTATTCATTTCATCATGTTTGAACAAATCTTCTAATTCTGTGATTGATTTTCCGGAACTACACATGAGGTTTAGCTGTGAAAGTGCTATATGACAATCTGACAAAGCAAAAATGATAAATTCAATTTTTTAAGTTCTTCCCAATATAGATGCAACTTTATCTTTGGTAATATAAATATCACCATTACACATGACACATTTGGTATATTCATTTTTGTTTTTAATATAACCAATTCCCTGGCATTGTATGCAAACTGTCATTTGTTCTGTTTTCATGTACAAATTTTTGTCTTTGAAATAATCCTTTCCTTTCTTTGAATTCATCGCAATGATTAAGGAAATACCCTTCTTTTTATTTCCTTTTCAAAAAATATTATACTATTATTCTATATAATGGACAAAATTAATGAACTATTCTTCTCGCCGCTAAGCAAGGAATATTGCGTATACTTCTACATAATGACAGTAATATTGTTTGTCATCTTGCTTCTTGCAATGATCACGACAATCACCACAATCATCAAATCTAAGAAAAAGGTCAACTACTTGTTACTAGCAAGCAATATTTTCACTTTAGCTTTGGTTTACTTCCAAAACAGATTGCTTTACTCGATGTGTGTTAACTAAATCAAAAATGTTATCATATTATAAAGAAAAATGAAAAGTTCTGTAATAAAATATCAGTTGATTATGTTTGGCGTTATGATTATTGTTGGCATGTTATTCAATCCAATGAATATATTAGCATATCGTATTGATGATCTATATGTTTCATTAACTCTCTTTTACGGTGGATTATTGATGGCTTCAAATATGATGTGGGCACACGAACTTGTCCACTATTTTTCAATGGGACAATTCAACAAAGTGGTATTTTTGATTGGTATTGTTCTGTCTATAACTGTTTCAATATTCCTTCTCAGAAAACAATTATATGTAGACGATAAACAGTGGTTGAAACGTATGATTAGTCATCATTCCACGGCGTTAACGACATCTCGTAAAATATCCGATTCCACTGATTCTATGAAAGTAAAACATTTAGCGAATGATATAATAAATACCCAAGAAAGAGAAATAAAGTTAATGAAGTCTATGTTATAGTATAGATATTATCTATGTAAATATTATTTTGGCGCTGCCTCAATCGGAATCATCTTCCGCTTATTGTATAACATCACAAGAATTTCTTCTTTGATATTATTCAGCATCTCATTTTCATCACGGTTTTGTAAATACCGCTGGAATGACGCAATAATGTCCGGATGTTTCTCTTTGTATTCATCGTACCATGTTTCCAATACAAACTCATTGTTATCATACAGTTCATCCACCTGCGACTTTTTGTCTTGGATTTGCCAGGCATTGTCTTTATAAATCATCAGGTATTTGCCCTTGATATTCGATAAATAAATGTTCATATTTTCCGGTTTATTCACATTAAAATGGACTTTCTCTATGAGTGATTTTACACACTTATTGCAGTCTTTTATACACGTAATATAGTCTTTCGGAGTAAGATGGCTGTAATCTGTATCAGAATGATTCAATATCTGGATATTGATCGTATTGTTGCCATTTTGAATAATACCCTGGTTGACATTCTGAATTTGAAGTTTGCTTGTTAACTTGTCTATTTGTTTCTGCATCATTTCCATTTTCTTGTCTCTCAGCGCAAGTTGCTTGTCCATTTGTTTGTCTTTTATTGCGAGTTGGCTGTTCAATTGTTCATCTTTTAATGTCAGTTGTTTATCTTTTTCATTCAACAGGCGCGCAAGTTCTTGGAAATCTTCATCGGCATTTTTCTTACATGTGTATTTGATGTGTCTATACATCCCTTGTTTAAATTTGAAACACTTGTTACAATACTTACATTGAAATTTTTGAGAAGATGCGGATGATGGTGGTGGAGAAAATGGTGACTTTGGGGTGACTAAATGGTGACTAATTGGTGACTTTGGGGTGACTAAATGGTGACTTTCGGCTAATAGTTGATGTTTTTTTGTTTTCAAGTGTTTTTCGTAATGTGTCTTGATATGAGATGAAAAACTACAGCATTCACAGTAATATTTTTTCATTATATATGAAATAGTTTATATATTTAAACTATATTTTCTTTATAAAAAATATAAGAAAAGTTATATTTTTATAAGAAAAGTTATATTCCAAAATATTTCTTACTTTATCAATGTGAAATAAATATAACTTTTATATAACATTTAACACCATAAAATATAACTTTTCTTATATTTTATGGTGACTCGAAAAAGTTATATTGAGGGGGGGGGAGAAGGGTTGAACCAGTTCTGTAAATTTCAAAAAAAGTAAAAAATAAAAATTGAAAGACAAACAATTAAATAATAAAAAAATAAAACAAAAATCTATAGATTTTTAAATAAATATGAAGTAAATTCTGAAAATATTTTTTTATCTGAATCGTTTCTTTGCATATTTGCGTTTGGTTGATATTACAGATTTTTTGTCGAAAATAGAAATTCATTATTTTGAAATTTAATCAATAAAAATAGGAACATTTAAATACAATCAAAAATACAATACCATGTAAATTATTAAATGAATTGTAAAATTAGTTGTAGTTTTGGAGAAATAATAGACAAAGTGACAATTTTAAATATTAAAAGGCAAAAAGCAAAAAATCAAGAAGCGCTTTTTAATATTCAAACAGAATTGAGATTGATTGAAAATGACAATCCGCAAATAAAGACAAAAGACAAATTGTTCGAACTGTTATATGATACCAATTTGAAATTGTGGAATTTAGAAGATCAAATTCGTGAAAAAAGTGCTAAAAAGGAATATGATTCAGAATATATCAAATGTGCGGAGTTAATACACACGACAAATGATTTACGCTACAAAATAAAGAGAAAAATCAACGAAAAATATGGTTCGCTGATTAAAGAAGAAAAAATATATCACCACCATGATACGCAACAACGAGAAAATCACGATGTTGTTCACCTTGAACAAAGTAAATTGCTATATGTCCAAGGAGAATATGAAAAGTCGTTCAAGATTTTGAAACCATTAATGAAAAAATACAAAAAATACAAGAAAAATGACACTTTTTATATTGATTTGTTGTTTTCTTATAATAATATTTGTTCTATATACAATATTGTTTTTCCGTATGGTTCACAAATCGAAAATATCGTGAAAAATATAGATACGATTCCGATCAGTGATGAACAAAAAGTATTCTGTAAAGAAATGTATGCTCTCTTTTGTCTTTCGCAACAAAAATATAGTCAAAGTTATGATTACTTGAACCAATTGAATGTTGCCGAGAGAAACAAAAACTTAAATGGGAAGACAGTGAACCGGTATAATATGAATTTTTTCAAAAAAGGAGATACAGAAAAGAGTCTTCTTTTGTATAATGGTGGAGGAATCGGCGATGGTTTCATGTATGCAAGATTTATTCCAATTATTTGTGATAAATTTCCTGGAAATAAAATAATACTTCTCAGCGATAGAAGGACGTCTTGGATATACAAAAAAACATTTGAACATAACAAATCGGTTATTGTAAAATATTACAGCGATGAAGATATTCCTCACTTTGATTATCATTGTAACATGATTTGTTTGATCAAATATTTAGGTTATGAATATGATACAATACCATTTACTCCATTATTTCAAGAGCTAAATATTGAACCATCGTTGATTTGCAGGCAAATTTTGTGGAAACTGAAAAATGATAATCAAGAGAAAAAGAGTTATATTTTTAATTGGAAAGGTAGTGAACAAAATAGCCATGAATTAAAAAACCGAAAAATGGAACTAGAATATGCGAGACCGTTATTTGAAATGAAAAATGTCAAGTGGATTATTGCCACAAGAGAATTGACGAAAGAAGAAAACAAATTGTTGGATGAATACGAAAATGTGAAATATTACGGAAATATTCTTGATGCGAATGGTACATATATTGACACATTTTCTATTATTAAAAATGTTGATGCTGTTATTTCAACGGATACATCTTTGTTACATTTGTCTGCGAATATGAATGTAAAAACATACGCCCTTCTTACACTTGGTTGTGAATGGCGATGGACCAAGGACCCGAGTAAAACGAACTGGTATCCTGAAATAAGATTATTCAGACAAAAAGAAATCGGTCAATGGGTGAGTGTCGTCGCCGAACTGATTGATGAATTAACATCAAATAAAGTTTAAAGGTATTTGCCGAATAGTTATTACAGTATTAGCGATAATGATAAAAACATTCCTAGTTTGTGCGAATGTATTGCTCGGCGTCAACGGATTTAATATACCAAACACTCACAATAAAAAACAAAAGCCCGGAACTAAATTTGGTCGCAAGTCGGTGATAAAAAATTTTTCACTTGAAAATCAAGATATTCAATCACCGTCCATCTTGACAAAACGTTTGTTTGACGAAGTATCCAATTATGGGCTTCCAGAGTCATACAGCGACTTGTTAAATAGTTTTCAGAAACATCAGATTGAGGGTGCTACGTTGCTGACACAAAACGAGCAAATCAAGGGAATTGTCACCATTGATAAAATCCACGAAATTGGAAATTATGATGTTTCAAACTTTCATGTTACCAAATTAATTCCATCACTGGTTTCAGGAGTTTTGTATAATCTAGATAAGAATAACATTAACTATGATGTGTTGTATTTACCTGACCCAATTAGTCCTGAGATGGTGATTTCAAATATCATTCAGTTTGTTGCGTTATATTTTATTGGCAGTATATTGCTGCAAGGAATTGTGCCGCAATTTAGAAATAATGCTCCGATGAATATGATTCCGGGAGTAGGAAGTGGTGCATTTACTGAAGTGGAGTCGTCGGAAGTCCTGGTGAACTTTAGTAGCGTGGCAGGCTGCGATGAGGCAAAATTCGAACTCGTAGAAGTGGTAGATTTCTTAAAGCAGCCAGAAAAATACGAAAGCGCTGGCGCCAAAATTCCAAAGGGTGTCTTATTAGAAGGTCCTCCTGGAACTGGAAAGACATTGTTGGCTCAGGCGGTTGCTGGTGAGGCAAACGTGAATTATTTGTACGCTTCGGGGTCTCAATTTATTGAAATGTTTGTGGGTGTCGGTGCCTCTCGTGTGCGCAGTCTGTTTCAGCGTGCCAAGGAACTTTCTCCTTGTGTGATTTTTCTAGACGAGATTGATGCTATTGGTCGTCAGCGTGGCGCGGGACTTGCTGGTGGAAATGATGAGCGCGAACAAACATTGAATGAAATTTTGACAAATATGGATGGATTTGTTAAAAATGAAGGTATTATTGTCATTGCCGCCACAAATCGTGCAGATATTCTGGATAATGCGCTCACTCGTCCCGGTCGCTTTGATCGCAAAGTTGTTGTTCCTCTACCAGATATGGAAGGTCGTAGGAAAATTATTGACATTCACTTCAAAGACAAAAATGTTCATAAAATATTCAAAAATGGTTATTTTGACGAATTGGCAAGATTAACCGGTGGATTTTCAGGGGCTGATATTGCAAATTTGGCAAATGAAGCGGCAATTCTTAGTGTGAGATATAATGAAAGTTATATTACCGGTAATATAATTTATGACGCATTTGAGAAAATGACAATTGGATTGCCGAGCGCCAGTGAAAACCGACCCGAAGATGTAATCCGCCTTGTATCGGCGCACGAAGTTGGTCATGCACTTATGGCACATTTGTTTAATGATATGTTTACGATACAAAAAGTAACAATTAATTCAAATAAAAATGGTGCTGGTGGATATACACTGTTTACACCGAAAGACAAGTATGAGTCATTTCCTACGAAAAAGTTCTTGCTTGCGAATTTGATGATTTCGCTAGGAGGACGTGCTGCAGAGCAGGTATATTATCAATACAAAAATACACCAAATCAATTAGATGATATTATTTTCAAAAATATTCCTGATTTAGAAGTTACAACGGGTGCTTCGAACGATTTAAAACAGGCGAATAGTATTGCTCGTCGTTATGTATCTATGTTCGGTATGGGTAAAAACATTGGATTATACGATGGAAACGATTCAACGCAGCCATTTTTAGGAAAAAATATTGCCACAAATAGCGATAGATTGAGTGAATACAGTAAACAAGAAATCGACAATGAGATCGAAGAGTTGGTAAAGTGGGCATATGAACAAACGAGAAATATCATAGAAAAAAACAACGGACTGTTTAATAGTTTAACGCAGCTTCTGGTTGAAGAGCGTGATTTAGATTCAAACGATTTCGATAAGATTATTTTGAAATTCTAATTTCCATTTTTATTTCCATATCCATTTTCATTTCCATATCCATTTCCATTTTCATTTTCATTTTCATTTCCATTTTCATTTTCATTTCCATTTCCATTTTCATTTCCATTTCCATTTCTATATCCAATACTTTTTGCCAGCCTGATATTTTCTTCACATATTCCAGTCGGGATCTCCCCCATATCTATTAAATATTCCTCTGCTCTTGTGCATTTTTTTCCCTGTTTTAGTTTTTCTAGATAACGTGTGCCGGAATTAGATTGATAACGTGTGCCGAATTTAGACCTTTTGTTTCTGAGAGGATAAAGCCCCTTGCTGAAAATCCTTCCACCATTCATTGTCCTCTTTTTGCCGGTTTTACTGTTCTTTTTGACAATCTTACGAGATTTATGTTTCATACTCTTATTTTTCATACTGTTATTCTTGATGCTTTTGTTTTTCATAGTCTTCTTTTTTACACTTTTGCTCCTACTACCCATTATATAAATATGAATAAAATAATTTAGAAGAAGACTTCTGGAACCCTTTTTACTTTAATAATGAAAAAAGCCATTTTGATTTTCAATAGTTTAACAATACGAATTAAATAATTATAAAATTCTAATCATGAAAACAGTACATATTTTCATTTGAGTTATCATTTGCACAATTTTTGCAAACGTATTGTTGAATATTATTAATGAGAGTAAAAACTAATTTTCTGGTTTTACTATTACAAAGAGAGCATTCGAGTGGTTCTCTATTTTTACATATTTTTTTATGTGCGCACCAGTCATTTATTTGACATTCTTCGCTACAATAACGAACTTCAAAACAACCTGAACATTTTCTGAATTTTTCAAATTTACTTGGATTTGCGCCACAGTGCCAACATTTATTAGAAAGAGTCTTGATGTATTTCATTTTGGGTGGAGAGTCCATCTTAATGTAATACATAACACAAGTATTTATTTAGTTCATTTTTTAACAATACAATTAAAAAGTAAAACTAAAAAATTGTATTGTTATAATAAATGACAATTAAAGCAATTGTTATTTGCTGTATGGATTTCCGTTTTCAAAAGGCGATTCACGAATTAGTCAAAGAAAATGGATTGAATTACGGCGACTACGACCTTGTCTCGGTCAAAGGTGGGGCAGGCAATTTTGAGCAATTAAGAGAACATCTTGTGGTTGCAAAAAGACTACACAATCCGCAAATGATTATTCTCACAATTCATGAAGATTGTGGTGCGAAAGCCACTCAAACAGATTTAGAAAAAGCTGTCGTCATATCGAAGGAAATATTCGGAAATGATATACCAATTATTGAAAAATATCTGAAATTATGTTGCGCGTAATATAATAACAGAAACGATCAAATACATTTTTCAAATATTTTTTTCACAATTTTATTCGAAGAATTTGGAACATAGTTGTAGATCACGTTTCTGAAAAATAAGTATTCATAGACAAATAGCAAGAGAAATGTTGTGCTTTGATGTTTCATAATTTTATAATTTAATTTGATAATACTTACCTTCCCAATTTTCAAAACAATATTTAATAAAACAATGACACCAAACAAATAACTATTCAATAAAATCGTGTTGTTCATCGGCAACTTTTGATTATAATCGTCTCGTTTGTCTTTTTGATAATCATACAAAGCTGAAAAATCAAAGTCGTCATTCATGTTTGTGCAAAATAAATCTCCAATCAAAACAACATCGTCAATCTGGTTCATGATCGCTTGATCTTCTTGTTTGGTAATATACAACCAAAAGAATATTGATTCAAAAAGAGAAAATATGAAAACATGAACAAATACTTGATACATATAACCTACAAATTCAAGGGATTTATCCAAATGATTCTTCTCGACGATAATGCCAATATTTCCTTCCATATTGTCATTATTTGTGTTATTCTCCAGAGTCAAATTTTCAACCTTTGACATTTCGTAATCAGATAACTTTTGTGAACTGATACTTTTCTTAATATTTGTGTTACATTTTATTATCATTATACCTAGGTAATATGAATATATATTTTCTAAAATATTTAAATACATAAAGAAAGTAATTAATAGGCGCGTGTTTCATTAGTGAATATGGACATAACATATCTAAAAGAATGTCTGCAAAAGCGTATTGAGTTGAAATCATTATACCCAAAACTGATTGGGCGTCATAATTACTTTGACGAAAATATAGACAAATTGATGGAAGGAATCAAACTGGTTACCAAAATTGATAAACTAGATCAACCTGATAAAGAGCACTTGTACAACTTGGGCAAGGAGTTTATTATCATTCGAGATGATGAGATCCAGTTTCACAAATCAAGAATTTCTACACTGTTCGGAAATGTGATTCATGATTGTGAAACGGAGTTGTACTCAGTAGCACTAGATGTGTTTCAAACATATGGTTCACCAGCAAATATTTCTTCAAAATAGTTATTATTTGACATGGCATCTCTATATCCCTCATAAATCAACCTTTCAATATTAAGATATTTCAAATTTGAATATTTAGAAATATTTTTATTGCGAAACATTTTATGAGAAATAATCAACTCCGGTTTCATGTGATTTGGATAATTTTTTCGAAACAATCCGCCATCAATACATTTTTGGTTATTGTAAAAGTAAAATAATTTGTTGTTTGAAATTTTTGGTATATGAGAACTGGCAATGCAACACTCCAGTAAATCATCCCAATCTTCAAACTCGTTTTTGATCATCTTTTTGAATTTGTACCCTTTAAATACCGAAAAGCAAATATTACATTTGTAATTTAAAGACATGATGCTTTCGTTTTGTTCTGCTTGTTTTAGAACAATTTGTTTGAGTTCTTTCTCAAGATCATACAAGTTTTCAAAATCGTTTTCCTTTATTTTTATTATTTTGTCAAAATAGTACTCGTGATTGCTAGTGGACGGCATTGATAAATACAACGCATTCCACGAGCCGGCGCTGGAGCCATAAAAGTGATATTCATCTAAACAATAGTGTTCTTTTATATATTTGCAAATCCCAAGAGCATAAAACCCCTTCAATCCACCAGGCTTGATTGAAATGCTTTTGTATCCAGATGCCACCAAGAACAAGCAATATAATATGAGAATCTTCAACATATTATATTACACTTGTATTTAATTATTTGCGGTTTCCCTTATACCTTTGTTTAACGCTTTCCCTTGCCTTTTCCCTTACCCTTACCTTTTTTGGCGGTCTTCTTGGCCGTCTTGTTCTTTTTGGTTTTTGAAACGTCCTTTTTGACGTAGCCAAATTTACCTTTCATGGCAAAGTATCCGTGCTTTTCAAGGCGCTTCTCTTTCTTCGCGGTCATTTGCTTCTTTTTGGAGACAATCTCGCCGTGCTTATTTTTCGCCAAATCTTTCTTTAAGAGACCGCCAGTTGTTTTCTTGGCAGTTCCGTGGAAGACCTCCGCTCTCGAACCGAATGTCTTTTTGAACACTTGTTTTCTAGGCATACTTTGAATTATATATATTATAAAGAAAAAAGTTATCCGGAATAGTTGTCTTCAAAAGTGAACGCATATTTACCTCCCATGTATCCATTATTATAGGTGTAAAAACTGAATGAACCAAAATCATTGCTACAAATGTCTAAAATAACATTTCCATAATAGAAATCATAAGAACTGTTTCCATTTTCACCGTCTTCCGAAACATCACCATACAAAAGTGTTAAAGACGCATCGTAGTTTGTAGTAGAATAGTTATTATTTGTTTTTTTAACACAGTAATAAAGCGAGTTGCTGTCTGTCGACATGTCTGTTGGTATTGTGAAATTATATGGCGCATCTGTGTTTGTCAGTGAAGCACTTATATCGTCGTAATAAATTACAAATGTGTAATCATCACTAATATTTAGTCCCCTAAATGTATAATTTTGTCCGCGCATGAATTTCAAATCACCATTTGCGAGAGATATGGTTTCTCCGTCACTGTTTGTAAAGACAAAGTAGTCGCCTGTAGTCGCATCAGCTTGAACACTACCACTACTCACATCTATTTCAATGGTATCATTACTAATACTTATGACAACTATATTGCTAATATCACCGTTCAATATTGTAAATGGATATGATTCTGAGATATCAATGGTGTAAGTTCCTACCGAAAGAGTAAATTGTTTTTCTTCATATGATGTATCACTGTTAAAGACGATGTAATTATTTCCAGAGTCATCGCTGACAATATTTCCACTCGTCTCGCTTGCCAGACTTTCTTGTGCATCGCCCGCAGTATCACCCGTCGTAAAAGTAATTGGATTTGAATCGCTTGTACTGATTCCGGGGTAATAATTATCACACACATCTTTAATCACATCACTATCAATTGAAAGCGTGTAAGTTGAGTTGTCCGCGAAACTCAGATCAGCATCAAATGGATAGATTCGTAATGTGTTTGTACCATTACCAAAAATGATACCAGATACATCATCGTTATTTGAAACATCAAAATAGTCAAATACAGTGCCATTCGAAACATCTTCTATTTGTATTCGCCCATTACTTGAAGTATCTAGATACACAACTTCGCTAAAAATTAAACTGATCGGTTGATCTACATACACATTCGAAATGTCATTATTTGGAATAAAATATTGTAGTTGTGGTCTTGGATCTTCTATGGTTTGTATGGAATAATCGCTCAAGGAAGAATCGGATATTGTAAATTGAATATTACTTAAATCAACAATACTGTAATCATCAAAAGACACCGAGTACACAGTATTATAATTCAATCCACCATAGTAAACGTAGATTTTGTTGCCAGAACTTTCATAGGAAGTATAATCTATTGAATTACTATCGCTGTCCACGAACGCAATATTATTTCCTCCTGGCACGTCGGCGTCAGCGGGCACAACAACCGGCTCATCAAACTCAATTTCAATGTATCCCGAAACATCAACTAATGTTGAACTAGAATCTGGAGTGATTGAAACAAATATTGGTTCATGGCGGGTTTCTGTGCCAAATTGCAGAAGATTATAAGCAGATATATCAACATAAGTTTCAATTTCACCGCTAATCGTGTTGTAGTAAATATTTTCAAACAACTCTTCGTCCATCAATAAAGCATAACTGGTGTCAAATTCCAAACTACTTACATTGTATTTGCTGAATCCAGTTGTATAAGTAGCGCTTTGTTGTGTATTTTGCGTGAGCTGTGTTGCAGGTATTGTAATGTCAATTGTATTAGTTGTAACATTATATAAATATAAATTCCTCGAACTGTTGATATTGACAACTTCATCAAAATTTATAGTGAATGAATTCATCAAAACTGTGAAATTATTATAATCTGTATTAGTACTTTCAGAAACTATTTCTGCTTTGTATCCCATAAGGTTATGGTTTCCACATTGATAATACAGAGGTGAAGGTGTAGATGAAGATATATCGATTGTTACACTTGAATCATATGAACCGGCAGTTCCATTTATTGTAACATTAGTTGAATATATCAATTGTTTTGATGCGTCTTCATAAAATAATAATGGATGACCACTATTTGTTGAATCAGATTGATCGAAAGTATATGTTTGACCAATAACAAATTCTAAAAGTGGAGATTCTTCACCATTTAAATAGAATGCGTTTGTACTTCCGCTTGGATCACTATAATATGGATGATTGTTTGTTTTTGCATTTACTGTTACAACATAATTTGTAGTAGTACTGGTTACTTCGGGAGAAGTCGTAATTGATTCAATATCTAAAATTATTTCTGCATTTTCATTATTGATTATGTTAATTGTATTTGTCATAAAATTCGTGACATATTTTTCAGCCCGATAATAGTAGTAGTTGCTGATGACAAGATTTGGAATCCAGGATATTTGCGAACTGGTGTTATTAGAGTTATTTGTGATCAACTGTTCATCAGTCAAAAGATTATGATATGTATAAATGCCAAATGGTTGTTCATAATTATTTTCAAATGTAAAATAGACAATATCACCAATCGCAAAAGTGAGTTCTGGATTGTCTTCTTCGCTGTCAATAACCCCGTTGCGATCGTAACCGGCAAACCGATATGTGACATAATCTTCGCTGTAATGTATTGCGCGAGTATTAGTTCGCACATTAATGTAATAATTTTGCGGCGTATCAGATGGGTCGGAAGTCAACATATCATAATAAGTATTTACACCCCAATGATGAACTGCTTCGCCTTTGGTAGATTCGTCTCCACTGTTAAACATTAACTTTCGAAAACCGCCCATGTAACTATCACTGAATGTTTCAAAGGTCAATTGTCCAAAATCTCCTGTCACGGTAATATTAATATTACCATAATAATAAGTATAAGTATTTCCATCCGAAGCCGTGCCAGTAGTGGAATATACATAGTACCCGTCATAAGAAAATAAATCTTCGCGTTCCTTGTTCAAAAATGCGATTGGATTACTGGCAGGAACGTTCATAAGAACAAAATTTCCTGTATCAAAACAATATTTTGTTAAACTATTGCTAATATCGTCGAACAACAATGCATTATCTCCATTGCTATCAAGACTTATATCACAATTGATATATGATGATACTTGGTATATGCTAGTGAACATATTGTCGATCACATCTCCCGAAACGCTTATGGAACTACAATCGGCTTGAAATACCGTTTCGTCATATATATCATACCAACTTTGAAACTCGCTTGAAATATCGCTAAAACTCTCACTATACATTAGCAAATTCTCTCCGCCACAGAAACCATCATTATATTCATAGATTGACACTTTCCCAAAGTCGCCGAACACTTGTATGATAAGAGTATGATAAAAATAATCAAACATCGTTTTTCCATCTGGTCCCAGCCGCGTTTTTTTGAAAGTCTCTGAACCGAAATAGCGTATACAATCTTCTTTGGTGTTGTTTTCGTCCTTGTTTATGATGGCAATCGGTCTTTCTTCTGGTATATTTTTGATAATATATTGTCCTTTGTATAAGCCATAAACGATGCTGGAGTCATAATCATTCCCACTCGCATAGTTCAATGAAATTCTTGGACGGTCGTTTATTGAAATGTCGCTATATGTGTTATTCAAGTTAAGTATATCACTACTAATATCATGGAAATATATTTCGCCATCGGGATAAAGACCAACTATATTTCCGTTTGATACATCTTGATAACCGTCAGGATTCGCCAGAGGATAACTGGCATAATCATCATGAAAAAATAGCACATCTTCTAGTTGATTATAACCCAAGATTGACGTATAAATGGAGCATTTCTCAAAATCACCCAAAACCTTGATGGTAAGTGGTGTGTAATAAAAGTTATAAGAACCATCCAACGCTCCAGTTTCGTCAAGACCTTTCAAATATTGTACTTCAACAGCGCGACTGCTGCTACTATAAACTTGAATCAAGTTTTCCATCGATACTCCATACGAGGTGACGCCCTTATTGATTAACGCAATGCGATTGCTTGTAAATCTGTATTTCAATGTATAGTATCCGTAATACATTCCAAAAGTTTTTTTAATATCAGAAATTCGTTCAAACCAAACATAACTTACATATGATGGGTCGGTAATAATTTCGGTATAACTTGCGTCACTAGTAATCAGATATTTCGGACCTTTATTTTCTACTGTATGCATCACGGAACTCCCAAAAAGGGGATTCTTAGAAACAAGTTCATTTCCAGAAGAAAAAAGCGCATTATTCTGATACGGTATATTATATGAGTATTCTAAATAAATCTGTTTATAAATGTATCCATAATCATCAAAAGATTTACTTGTGTAATCTTCTTTGTTGTAAACGTGAAAAGAGTAATAATGTGAAGGTGTTTCTGGAATGAATACAAGACAGGCGCCAGCTGTGCCAGGTGTTCCTACTCTATATAATCCTTCAACATCTTCGTATAGTTTATATCGGCGCGAAAAAGACAAAGTTGTCCCTTCATTACTTTCATCTTCAAGATTGAAAATGTATTTTTTCCCTGCACAAAGTTTGAAAAATCTTTGCATATTTTTGATGACCAAACATTTAATTTTGTTATTGTCATACACCGAACAATAAAAGGTGAAATCTGGATTTTGTATGATTGAGGTTTCATATTCCAGTAAAGCCGCCGAGACGTCACTTGCTGTTTCCTCGTATATTCCCAATTGTCTTTCTTCATTTTCGGTTAATGATGATATAATTGCATAAAATGTATCTTGTATATCAAATTTTTGGTTTGTGGATAGAGGCGACCTTAACGCTCTGTCATAATATCTCTTGTATATATTGTAACCAAGTGAAAATAATAAATTTTTATTTGTTGTTTCGTCGGCACTTATGATCATGTTCAAAATTGTCTCTGTTCCAGAGGTATTGTAATTTATACTGATTCTGTTTTGTATCATCGAAGAACGCAACATTTTAGAAGATACATTTTGCGTCATTTTGTAGTTGACAAATTAATATATATATTTAAAAAAAATTGAATATTATAACTAAGTTGGACTGAAGGTACAAGTTGCATAGAATGGCGGAAATTAGCAAGCAATACCAAAAAAAAACCGACAAGGAACATATTTTGGATAATCCGGACACCTATATTGGTTCTATTGAAAATGTAGAGCAGAAAATGTATATTTACGAAAGTGAAAAATCGTTCAAGGAAATTAATATGGAGCAATATAATCCAGGACTATTCAAATTATTTGATGAAGGTATTGTAAATTGTCGCGATCACTATATTCGTATGCAATCTAAAGAAGATAGTCCAGAAAATGAGAAAGTAACACAAATTAATATTAGTATCGAAAATGGTGTCATTACAATGTATAATAATGGCAATGGAATTGATGTTGAGATTCATCCGGAATACAAACTCTGGATTCCAGAAATGATTTTTGGACATCTTCGGACTTCTACCAACTACGATAAAAAAGAGAAAAAGGTTACAGGTGGTAAGAATGGTTTTGGATTCAAGCTTGTTCTCATTTGGTCCACATATGGTTCTATTGAAACCGTTGATCATATTCGTGGATTGAAATATATTCAAAATTTCAATGATAACCTCAATATTATTGAGAAACCAAAAATCACAAAATGCAAGTCGAAACCATACACAAAGGTAGTGTTTCGCCCTGATTATGAGCGTCTAGGACTTCCGAATCTTTCGGATTCAATGGTCAAATTATTTCAAAGGCGTGTTTATGACATTGCGGGAATCACGCCTAAAGATGTCAAGGTAAAGTTCAATAATGAAGTTTTGAAAGTAAATGATTTTCAGTCTTATATCAAAATGTATTTGGATGAAGATTCCAAAAAGAAATTTGTGTTTGAGAAATGTAATGAACGATGGAGTTATGGAGTTTGTCTGAATAACGAATACAAACACATTTCGTTCGTGAATGGCATATTTACAAGTAAAGGCGGTAAACATGTTGAATATATTCTCAATCAAATTACGAAGAAAATGGTTCAATATATCAAGCAGAAAAAGAAAGTGGAAGTCAAGGCGTCTATTATCAAAGAACAGTTGTTTGTGTTTGTAAATTGTGTCATTGAAAATCCTAGTTTTGATAGTCAAACAAAAGACTATTTGAATACAAGTGTTTCTAAATTTGGTTCTACTTGTGAAATTGGAAATGCCATTATCGACAAGTTGGCAAAGATGGGTGTGATGAACGCTTCTTGTGCTTTGTCCGATATTAAAGATAAACAAAATGCCAAAAAAAGTGATGGTTCTAAAAATAAAAATATTCGCGGAATTCCTAAATTGGTTGACGCGAATTATGCAGGAACTGTGAAATCAAAAGATACCATGTTGATTTTGTGTGAGGGAGATTCGGCTAAAGCCGGTATCATTTCCGGGTTGAGTAATAATGACCGTAACTATATTGGAGTCTACCCAATGAAAGGTAAGATTTTCAACGTTCGCGGTGAAACTCAGAAACGAATCAATGATTGTAAAGAAATTGGTGAAATCAAGAAGATTCTTGGCTTAGAAACTGGTAAGAGTTATTCTGACACCAGTAAATTGCGATATTCAAAGTTGATCTTTATGACTGATCAGGATTTGGATGGAAGTCATATTAAGGGGTTGTGTGTCAACTTCATGTCGTATTTGTGGCCTTCCTTGTTGGAGATTCCGGACTTTATTGGTTTCATGAACACACCGATTTTGAAAGCGACAAAAATGAATAAATCGATTAACTTTTACAATAATGGAGAATATGAAAAATGGAAAGAAGAAAATGAAAATGGTAAGGGATATAAAATCAAATATTATAAGGGTTTGGGTACGAGTACGTCCAAAGAATTCAAAGAATATTTCAAAGAAAAGCGATTGGTTCACTTTCAATTGCAAGAAAATGACGAAATTATAATTGACAAGGTTTTCAACAAGGGTAAGGCAGATGAACGAAAAGAGTGGCTTGGAAATTATGATCGTGACAGTCATTTGAACAATAAGAGCACACAAATAAGTTACAATGAATTCATTGACAAAGAGTTGATTCACTTTTCAAAATATGATTGCGACCGCTCTATTCCGAATTTGATGGACGGTTTGAAAATTTCGCAACGCAAGATCTTGTTTAGCGCATTCAAGAAAAAGTTGTATTCTGAAATTAAAGTGGCGCAATTCAGCGGCTATATTTCGGAACAATCTGGATACCACCATGGTGAAGCAAGTTTGAATGGTGCGATTGTGAATATGGCGCAAGATTTCGTGGGTTCGAACAATATTAACTTGTTTGTTCCGAATGGACAGTTTGGAACCCGCCTTCAAGGTGGTAAAGATCATGCATCGGAGAGGTATATATTTACGAAATTGGATAATGTTTCACGCAGTATCTTTCGTGCAGAAGATGACCCAATTTTGAATTATTTGGATGATGATGGACTGTCGGTTGAACCAATCTTCTATGTTCCCATCATTCCGATGGTGCTAGTGAATGGAAGTGTGGGTATTGGAACGGGATTCTCTACAAGCATTCCTTGTTTCAATCCAAGTGAAATCATTCAATATATTAAAAATATGTTGAATGGTGTTGGAGAAAACAACATTACTCTGAGTCCATATTATAGACACTTTAAGGGAACCATTGAGCATGTGGACGACATGAAATATGCTACCAATGGAAATATTATTGTGAAGAATGATACGCTCACTATTACAGAACTTCCTATTGGAACATGGAATGAACCATACATTGTGTTCTTGGAGAAATGTTTAGAAGAGAAAAAGTATGGGTTGAAAGATTACAAGGACCTATCAACCGACAAGGACATTCAAATTACACTCAAGTTCAACAACGATGTTGATTTAGACAACAAACAATCACTTCACACTATTTGTCAAAAGTTCAAACTATCGTCAAATATTTCACTTACAAACATGTACTTGTTTGATGAAAATGAGAAACTCAAACACTATGTCAGCGTGTATGAAATCATTGAAGACTTTGTGGAGACGCGAATGAAGTATTACAACATTCGTAAAGAGTATCAGATCAAGAAAATGGAAGAAGAGTTGAAGATATGTTCAAATAAATACAAGTTTATTTGCGAAATTTTGGAAGATACGATTGACTTGCGAAAGAAAAAGTCCAAAGAAACTATCCAATTGTTGACTGATAAAGGATATGATAAATGCGAAAATAGTTATAGTTATTTGACCAAAATGCCGATGGATTCGCTCAACGAAGAAAATGTCCAGAAGCTCAAAAATGAACATGAGAGAATCAATGAAAATCTCAAAGAACTATTGGAAAAAACGATAACACAAATGTATCTAGAAGAGTTGTGTGAGTTAGAAGAAGTTATTTAACTCCAGTGTTTTGTCAATTGCCAGTGATTGTGGTAACTGCATTAATGATGGTGGACTAGAAATGTCCTTCTTATATTTAATGTAACTGATGAGTTCGTTGTGAACTTGTGGGATCGCATATCCCAGTACCTTCTGATTAAGTTGTCTGATTTGTCCATCAATATTATCATTATTATTGGAAGAATATTGTAAAAATACAGATCTCATAATTATTTTTAATTGGTCTGCATCTTGAATATCAATTTTGTATTGTTGATTTGTGAGTTTATATATTTCTGACCGCAGAGTATTTTGAATGCTTTCAATATTATCAGATGAAAAGAACGTGATAGATAACAATGAGTTTTCCATCAATCCTTGCATGGCATTAGAATAGTTTGTTTTTTCATTTTTGTCTATTTTATCTTGAACAAAAAATGGCGTTCCATTTTCATTTGGACTGATGTCGATGCGTCCTACAACTGCGTCTTTGAATAGTTCACTTTGCTGATAATTTTCTTCAAAATCATTTCTTGTATATTTATCCATATTTATTATATACAATATATATAATATAATTATTAAATTATAATGAACTTTTACAAAACTGTTTGTATTGTTGCTCTAGTAATATTGGTTGTCAGTTTAGCTTTTATTGGAAGTGCGTTGGCAAGTTCTTCCAAGAATATAGAATTTCCTCCGAATATATCCAAATGTCCCGATAACTACGAAATAGTTTATGATGAATATGGTGAATTTAGTTCTTGTCAAGCAATAAATGACATTGCTGGCTGCGATCAAGAGGACTTTACAGATGATATTTACAATATTCCGGGAACAGGTTCAACAAGTGGTGCGTGTGAAAAGAAAAAGTGGGCTAAAAACTGTCAAGTAGATTGGGATGGATTGACAAATAATAATATTATCTGTCATTCGTCAAACATTTGATTTTGTTTCTAATTTATATAAATAATTCATTTTTATCTATATAAATATGGAATGTATATCAAAATACAATAGTATATATGTGCACGGAAAGACAAATAGTGGAAAGACAACAAGAGTTATCGAATATTTAAAAGAAAATAATTATGAATATCAATATTGCTCAATCCAAAATATCAAAAGTGAAACTCAATTTCTTGACCTTTTGAAAAACCAGAATATTTTCAATATGATGAAAATGCAAAAGATGAAGCGTGCGATTGTAATCGACAATATAGATTATCTTCAAAATAACGATAAGAAAGTTCTAAGTATCATGATCAAACACATGAAAAAGATAAATAAAAATAATTCCACTGATATCAAATATATTTTTATCGGGATCAATGTTCATGACAAAAAGGTTACTGAACTAGAAGCACAAGTGGAACATATCTATCACATAGAAAATCAAGTAGTACAAACCGAAGTGGACAAAAATATCAAGGAAATATGTAAAGAGTTACTCGTAAACAAAGAACTGGATTATTTCAAAATTTGCGAAAAGACTATTGTTTCGCTCGTGTATCATGAAAATATTATAGCTTACGCAAATCAAGACTTTCATTTTTACTATTATTTTCTTCGTAATTTTGTCAACGGAGACTATTACGATCGCATTTCGTTTCAACGACAATTATGGCAATTTAATGAAATGACCTTTTTCTTGAAAGTAATCAACAATTACATCAAGTTCCATACACGAAAGTGGGAAATAGAGTCCGAGCCCGATATTATTTTTACCAAGATACTCACAAAGTATAGTAATGAATATTCTAATTTGAACTTTATTATCAACATGTGTAATAAATTTAATTGTCAAAAAATGGAACTGATTGACAATCTCAATACAAACAAGTATCAGGACAAATTATTAGACAACGAATCAAAAAGGCTTGACAAACTATTATTTTGAATTTCAAGACAAAACTGGCTCAGCCAAAAGTATTTTCTCCAGCGTATTTTATGTAAAGAAATCCATCATTGTCTTTTGATTGGTCGTAAATCGTGGACATAAGTGTAGATTGCATCGGTATTTGATTATGTACGAAAATAAATATTGCTTTCTCCGGAGGCATTTTCATTCGTTTTCGGATTACATATACGAATTGTCCTACTGTCAAATCGCACGGAACTAAAAACTTATTCTTATCAATATCCACCACATCAGACGTTTCTTGTTTTTCGACAATCACTGGAACACGATCTGGATATTTGTCAATAATGTTTTTCGATTCTTTGCAACGATTTTCAAATGAATGTTTTGCTTTGAAAGAGTCTCCTCCGTCTATACTATCTCTTGAACTGTAGTAAGAGTTGTATATTCTGCTCATTGACATTTTATATATTTATAATATTATTAATTATTCAAGAAATATTTGCATTTTGTAGTTTTTGTTTTAACAACACATTTTCCTGTTTTAATTGCTGTAACTCTCGTTTCAACATTAAACATTCGTTTGTTTTGGAAGTCATGTATTCTTTCACTTGTTTCATGGACAACTCTTGATGTCTAGGATTGTTTGGGTCACTGCTGTCTGTGACATAAATGCCTGATTTTTTGTTGTCTTGTTCCTTTTGCATATTTTCCATTTGAACCTTTCTCTCTTTTTCTCTTCTTTCTATTTCTTTCAAAACTTTGGGTTTATTTTTCACATCTCCAGGCGCATAATCTTTGATTAATTCATTTATTTTTGACTCATAAAATATCTTTTGCTCTTTGTCTTGAATGAATTGTTTCACTTCGATTGAACTTTCGCTGACAAACTTGTTTTGAGAACTGAGAAGTTTTTTTTTGTCAAATGTATTTTGTTCATGGGAGACAACAAGAATTGTTTTGAATGGATCAAACTGAACAAACGGTACTGTGTAATTTTTCAGAAAATGTTTTTCTTCCGCCAACACTGCGTGATTCTCATACGATGTGTCTTTTAACAATTTTCGCTTGAAGGCAAATGTGCCGGCAGTCGCATGATTTGGTCCATAAGGTCCAAATTTATACATTTTGTTCAGAACATTGAACCACAAAAAGAGTTCGCTACTTCCACCACACAATACTTTTTTATCTTGTGTAAGCTTCTTCACACTGTGACTTACACGTTCTGGTGGATAATAGTCGTCGTCGTCCATGTAGACAATAATGTCTTCGTCTTCTCTGAAACAACACTTTTCGTGCATCAAGTTGCGTTTTTTACCCAGATCCATTTTTTCGTCAATATAAAAGTATCTTAATGTTATTTCGCCAAGCATCTCTTTTGTCTTTTCATCTTGAAAGATATCTTCTATTTTATCTGTACCATCATCTATAATGATCCATTCAATCTTGTTGTGCGGGTAGTCCTGCGATTGAACACATTTCAACAATCCTTCAAAAAATGGGCGTCTGTTGAAAGTTGGTGTACAAATAGAGACATTTGGCATATTTGATGCCCCCGTTTTCTGTTTGGATTTACTTTTCTTATTTTTCCCCATTTAAGTAAAATAAGAAAACTCTTTTAAATTATCTATTATTTTATTTATTTTAACTATCACATTTTTTAAAGTATGAATCTGTGGGTTTGACGAATGTTTCTACAATGACATAAAGTATCAATATGAAAAGATATACAAACATCGTGATGAATTTTCCACGGGCAGCTCCATAAGAATATCTGTTTAATATTTGATGAATCAATATAACTGCTACCAAGAGTTTGATTATAAATGAATATTGTTTCACCGAACACATATTGAGATTTATGAATTTGAGACTGTCGAAAGACAAAGCAGATGCGATACCGAAACTTGACATGAACGCACAAACGAATGGCAACACCACTGGCATCAGGAAAATCAATCCTAAAATAGTCAACAACATGATTCCGAATAATTTGGCAATGTTGAAATTTTTGAAGAATCCGCCGCTACCTGAACAACCCTTTTCTCCCTTGAAACCTTCCTTTCCTTTGCCCCTCTTATTTCGTCCACCTCTCCTTTTGTTGTTACGCCTGCCTCTGCTTTTATTGTTGCGTTTGCTTTTGTTGTTGCGTTTGCTTTTGTTGTTGCGTTTGCTTTTGTTGTTGCGTTTGCCTCTGCTTTTGTTTTTGCGTTTGCTTTTATTGTTGCGTTTGCTTTTATTGTTGCGTTTGCTTTTGTTTTTGCGCTTACTTTTACCTTTACCCTTACCTCTACCTCTACCCCTACCTCTACCTCCTTGTTTCTTCTTGTTACTACTCTCGCCCTTACCCTTTTTGACTGTGGTTTCACCACTCGCTTGTGAATCCGAACCTTTACCTTTGACTGTATATGAACCATCTCCTTCGCTACTACTGACACCTTTACCGGTTTTTTCTACATATTCGCCATCACTTGCTGTGTCTGCGCTTCCTTTACTTGACCTCTTTGAACTGCCCGCTCTATTGAATGAACCAGACATATATTTGAGTTCTCTTGCCATGTATTCCAAGAACTCTGGGAAAACGGCTGTCAATAATCCAGCAAAGTAAAGAACCAACGCTACAACCGAGTAGATCATTCCAAAATAGCAAACTAATTTTGTTGTAAACTGATTTGTTAATCCAACGTAGTTGAAATATGATTTCATGCAGTTGAATATCGACAAAGGATACATAATGATCATTAACAAAAGAGAAAATGTGACAAACGGAGCGAGAACAGAAGACAAAATTCCGGTAAAAAACATGTGCAACTTTCCACCACCATCATATCTATCAGAATAATTATCCAACACATTGTTCACAAAACGTTCAGCAATTTTCACATTGTTCTTGAAAATACTATAAAGTAAAATGACTAATACGCCGAATTTCAATTTTGAACTAGATGATGTCGCGTATTTAAATAGACTGTTGTGCAAATAGGCTATTGATTCGCGATTCTTCAACGTGTTATAGAACATTATATACGTAACGAGTGAGTACACACTCAACTCATCTTTACACTTCTCACGGTGCTCTTCCATGAATGTTTTGGAAGAAACATTTATCTTCTCAACTTTTTCTGCATGCGTGGTTCCACTCAATTGCTGGACAATTTTCTCTACTGTTGCTGAATAATTCTCTTTACCAATTTCGTCATTTTCAGAGTTATCAAACAAAATTTTAGCTGCCATCTCAAGCATGTTGGTATTTGACAAATCATCATCTTCGTTTTTACTTCCACACATGTTGTTCCTTTTCAAGTTTTCTTCTTTTGTCTTTTTTGAATTTCCATCATCGCCATAAAATAATTTCACATCGTCAAATACAGGCTCTGTATCAATGTCATTTTGAAAATTTTTAATACTTAGAATCCTTTTCTGGTCTGGTTTAGTAGGATCGTAGTATACATACGGAAACTGCTCCGGATTGCTCGGATACAAGTAACACGAATTGATGAATGTTCTTATTCTTAAATGCGCAACAATACAAATTGTAAAGAAGAACAACACTAGTTCTCTTGACACACTTAATGCTGTTGACGAAATGGTTTTCATCAGAAAATCAAAATTGATATTGCGAAGTGGATTCCTTCTTTTTCGTTCTTGAGTACTGACGATAAGTTTCATTTTATTTTGCTCCTTAATGTTTTGGATTCGTGAGTTCAAATATGCCTTGTCAAATTTGTTTTTATTGATTTCATGTTTGAGTAATGTTGTATATTTGACAATGTCTCCACGACTGTACTTTTTCAACATTGTAGCATCATTCAACATGTCATTGATTACATTTTCAATGTCATTCGGTGTGATATTTGTAAATTTCTTTTGTTTATTTAAACTAGCCAAAATATCAACCACAATTTCATCAAAAATTCTTTCATTAAAAGTATTGATCATATTAAAATATAATATTATTTTATATTCTTCATATTACCTAGCATATAGTAGACCCCCGTTGCCTGAAATGAATCTTAGAACATTATATCGCTCTTCGAATATGTGCATTTCATATGTATATGAATACTGAGAGCGATCCTTAGATACACCTATAATTCCTCCATTCTCATCGCAAATTGTGACAAATTCGGCAGATGGATCCACGGGAGGTTCTATGGTCGTGATTTCAAACTCTATTTTTTTGAAACGACTTAGATTGACTGCGCCACTTGGTTGGTATGTGTCCGTCGTATTGATTCCAAAATTATAACAATAAATTCCAATGTCATTACTTAGTTTAGATGCTCTGTACGGTTCTAAATAACTATAAATACCTGCTTCCATATTTACTTCGCGGTATTTCCCGTCAAACAAAATAGAGAAATTCTGAAGAATATATTTTTCATTTTCTTGAGAAAAGACCGGTGTGAATAAGTTGTTTACATTTTCTATTTCTGCATTGTTAGTAGTCGAATCATAAGAAATAATATTTTCATCAGGAGACACTGGATTGTTATAACCGGTTATATTGACAGTCGCGTCAATATCTGTTGGCTCTATTAAACTATATGGTTTCTCAACAGTGCGCCAATTAGTGTAGTTACTCCACTCGTTACGTTCAAACGCATCACTCCTTCGGAAAAACCACATCCAAGATGACACGAGAGCATTTGTGTCAATCTTTATTTTGTTTGAGCCGGCTAAATTATAAAAGATATTGTATTTTACATCTTTCATCAAGTATTTTTGTTCATTCAAGGCAAAAACACTACTTTCCTCTTTTGTCAAAAAACAGTAATTAGCGATCAAGTGAACATCAGCGTTCCAGTTTGTAATTTTGTTCTCGTATTGACTTTCATATAACTCTAGAGAAGGAGGCGGTTGGAGAAACCGATACAACAAGTGTCTTTCGTCGCTGAAGTTCGGTTGTATTCTGGTAAATAAATTGTCTACCTTCACGGAATAAGATAGATTCAAATCTTCAATTTCTTCAACATTGTTGATTGTAAACATTTCTTTGATAGGTTTCAGTGTGATTTCAATCGTTACTTCGTTGTACTGCAGAGCGACTAAAGGAATCGACATTTGAGTGTTCTTCATGAACCATGGATTCAGCGGGACATATATTTTTCTACCGCGGATAGAAGGTTCTTGATCCGTGTCTCTGTAAATGGCATTAGGATAATTATTGACAAAGTCCAAATTATAAATTTCAGGACTATGTATTTCCGAAATATTTCCACTCATCAAGTCAAACATTTTTTTTTGTTCTTCACTATAGTCGCGTTCCACTACGCAGCGAATATATTCTCCGGGGTACTCTTGAATAAGTTGAGTTCCAATCATCACTTTTACGGTCTTGATGAGCGAAGTTCCAATATTATTAATCCATTTAAAATGATATGGTTTCCACAAGTCGCCTACTTCGGTCGGAGGCCATATAGGACTCCAAATATCTGGCAGTGTAAAAGATAAATAAGAATCTAACAATAATTCGGCATTTCTTGGTATTTTGAATACGTAAACAGAATCACTATTTGGGTCAATATCGCGCGTTCCCTGATAATCTAATCTGAATTTTTGAATGCCAAAATTTGTATATTTCATGTAGACACTTTTAAAAAAAGTTTTTTTGGGATTGCCATTCAGTATTATGTTTTGGTTTCCATATGCTATTAGATTTAATAATCCACCAGGCATTTTACTATTAATATTATAAGATATTTATTTTAATTTTTTATTTATACATATATTTTAAGTATGACAGAATCAACACATATCAGAGACAAGATTGCACAATATACTACATCTTTTTTTGAGAATAATGGTTCATTGATTATATTGTTATTTCTAGCATTCCTATTTGTTTTGTACTTGTCCAAGAAAATACAATTGCAAAAACAAAACTGTAAGATGATGAAAGAAAATTCCCAAGAATCTACATTTTACTCATTTAATGAATTAAGAAATGCAAATTATTTCAAGAGCGGTCCTTCAAACAATTACAAATGCAAATTGAAAGACTTTTATTTCAAAGGAGCTTATAATTGTTTCTGTAGCGGAAGATTCAAAAACGACTATGTTGACAAGTGCGCGGTTGAAAACTGTGCCAACTCGGGTGTTCGTTTTTTGGACATGCAGGTCTTTTCTTTAAACAAAATTCCAATTATTGCTGTAAATCACAACGACAATTTCTTCCAAAAAGGCTCATACAATCATATTGATTTTGATGATGGAATGAAAAAGATTCGCGACGAGTTTTTATATTCATCCGATAGCAAAAAGAACAACTACCCGTTGTTTCTTCATCTTAGACTTAATTACGCATCTTCCAGTGAAGGTGGGGAACAAGAAAGAAAACGAATGTTTTACAATCAGATTCATGATATCCTTACAGATGTTTTTGACCAAAACAACAAACTATTTACCAAAAATCAGAAAATGTTTTACAAAGACTACGATGATTCGCGTGAGCAAATTATTGCGAATTTGCCGATCGAAGAATGTGAAAATAAAGTATTTGTGTTTATTACATTAAACGACAACAGCAGTAATAGCGAAAACTTCAAGGATAGTAAACTAAACGAAATTACGGATCTACTTTCGACGAGCGAACAAAGTCTTGTACTCGTGCGTTCTGATGAAATGGTCGAAGATAACTACATTTCGTTCCAAGGTCTCACAAAACGAAAATTGGTGGCATCTTTGCCTAAAGCAGGACAAATTGACAACAGTAATTATGATTTTTCAAACGCAGTAGCAAACGGTGTTCAATTTATATGTATGAATCATCAGCGGTTTGACACCATGTTGAATCTCTACAATGATTTCTTTATTTCACAGATTGGTTCTTCGTCGCAAAATGTATCTTCTCCGATGATCAAAAAACCGGATATTTTGTTGAACACGACCATTACAGGCGAATCATTTTTCGCCCCAAGTATGACTTACAAAATTATGACCGAAACGAAAACGTGTTACGATGAGTCAGGCAATGAAACAAATCCAATCATTTGTGGCGATGTTCCGGGGAATAACTATCAACTATTTAATATTTACCAAAGTCCAGATGACTCAGAAAAGTATTATTTCAAAACAAGTATTCAAGAAAAAATTTGTGATCTTTCGGGTGATAATATGATTTATTGCAATTCAAATGCTCCTGGTAAAAATAGCTATTTTAATTTTACGAGAACAGGCGCAAATACATTCAAAATAAGTGATGTATCAAACAATATGTTCTGCGAGTTCAGCAATAACAGTTTGAAGTGCGATCAGTCTAATCAATCTAGCGCGACCAACTTTTCAATTACAAAAACTCTGCTTTAATTTCTATGGTTATATTAATTAATGAACGCTGAATATTTAAAACAATCTATCAAAGACAATGAATTAGAACGTAAAAAAATTCAGAAAAAACGTCATGTAAACGACAAAATACTCAACATTGTCCGCCAGTTCATCATCGATAAAAAACTGATTTGTTATGGTGGCACCGCAATAAACGACATATTGCCCAAAGAGCAGCAGTTCTACAATTACGAAACAGACATTCCGGATTATGACTTTTTTTCGCCAAACGCGATAGAAGATGCCAAGGAATTATCAAATATTTTTACAAAAGAAAATGTTCATAATATTGAAAGTAAAAATGCTTTTATCCATGGCACTTACAAGGTGTTCGTCAATTTTGTGGCGATTGCGGACATTACACAAATAGATAAAGGGTTCTATCAATATTTATTGAAACACAACATTCAAAAAGACAAAGTGCTATACACACCTCCAGAATTTCTGCGCATGAGTTTACATCAAGAGTTGGCGCGTCCTTTAGGTGATATTTCAAGATGGGAGAAAGTGTATTCGCGTCTTCAAGTTCTCAACAATTATTTTCCAGTTTTGACCAAAAACAAGATGAAAGTTTACTATGAAAACAAACTTGATTTAACAACAATAGACATGAAAGACGTTTATGACCGGTTATTTGAGCACTTTAGGAAAAACAAATTTGTTTTCTGCAATTTTGATATTAGTATCCGTCTAATGCACAAATACATGAAAATTGGACTAAAATTCAAGAAAGATTTTACCGATATTTTTATCATGTATGCAGATAATCTACCAATGGCGATTAAAGGGTTAAAAGATAAAAATATTGAAGGGCTTGAAATCAAAAAAGTAACCTCAGTATATAAATTTGTGGATAATTATTGCTATTTGTCTTTTCGCGGAAAAGTGATTGGCATTATATTTGCGACGAATTCATGTCTCGCATACAATTTGGTGAAACATAAGCGTCGCGAAATTCGGGTTGGAAACATTGACACATTGTTGAATTTATATTTCAGTCTTTTGTTGATCAATGATATACCTCTGAACAAAACATTAATCAAGGAAGTGATTGACAAACTACAATATGTGGTTAGTCATTACAATGATATTCTTGAGAAGTACGAACATGTTTCCGCAATACCAGAAAAACTGAAACGCTTTAATTTACCTTGCTATGGTAAACAAAAAGACAAAGAAGACGTTCTCAAAGAAAGAACGTCAAAATATAGAAAGTTTCGTAAAAATAAAACTTCAAAGGAATATCAAAAATGGTTTTTCAAATATTCGCCGCGCATTAAGCACAAGACGCGTAAAAAACGGAAAGTCAATAAATAATCTAGTTAGTTGTTCTCTTTTCTAAAAGGGGGGGGCGGCGCCGTGTTTACTACGGTAAAGTTCATCAGCTATGATTATTTCTTGGTTAGGATATTCATTTATTAAATTGGTTACATACTGAACAATATTATTATTTGTTGCTCGAGCACTTGTGATTTCATCCTTAAAAACCTCTTTATATTTTATAACCGAATCTGCTAACTTTTTTTTTTCAACTCTTTTATCATCTCCAATTTTATTTCCCCCATGATTTCCCGATTGTTTAACTCGGTTATTACTTGCTGGACTATTAATGAATTGAAGTTTATTCTCATTCAAATGTGAATTAAACGCTGTATTTGCGATTTTCAAACGCTCTATCAAAACTTGTTTGATTATTTTAAATTGTTCGTCAGTGATATTTCTCCAGTTACCATTTTTAATTGTGTTTGCCAATTCTGGTTGCGTAATGAATTTGCCTGGATTTTTGGATAAATCGTCTATTAGTGTATAAATATTTTTTGCATTAATAACTTTTTTGCTAATCCCTTGTTTTATCCAGTTACTTTTGAAACTTTCAATAAATATTTCTTTTATTTCACCAAACAAAATTTGCTTCAATATCATATCATCTTCGGTTACTATCGAGAAACCGTGCTCATTCATTTTATTATAAATTTCTCTTGCTGACATTGGTGTTTTTTTAAATTTAAGTTCCAATTCCGAGATAATAAGAAACATAAGATCTTTATTTTTGTAATAATCCAAAACTGCTGACTTTGACGCTTCACCAGTCGCAAAATTTGTTGCACCGTTTATATCATCCATGATATAAATTTGTCTTAAGTATTTCAAACCTTTATCGTAGATTATATCGGATAACGTTTTTTTAAATTCTTTTTCTCGTTTTTTCTCTTGACTATTTTCTGAATTTGAAGTTATCCAAACCCGTGCAAAATTGAAGTACTCTTTTTTTATAATTTGATAATAATTGAAGTACTCTTTTTTTATAATTTGATAATAATTATTTGGAGCGTAAATATTTAAAAGAGATTGTAGATTTATTTTAAAAAGAAGTTCGTTCATGTTTCTATTTTCTTGTAACAACTCTGTAAAATCGCTTTTGTTTTCTTGCAAATTGTCATAATCGACTAAATTAAAATCTTTCTGATGTTCAATAACAGTTGTCAATGCCGCATTATAGTGAGCCGGATATTCGTTTTCATATTTAAGGAGTTTCTTTATTTCTTCTTGCGGTAACTGCTGGTCATGTTTTTTTAGATTCACATATTTTGTCAATAATGCGATAAGAGAGTGAGGAGGTGTGATATTTTTAATAGCGGATAAATGTTTCTTTATTTCAGTTTGTAAACCCTGGCTAATCTTCACAATCGTTTTATCGTCGATATTGTATTCTTTTAGAATTTTTAACAGTTGATCTATTGCGTTGCCACGAGATTTCAACTCGTCCGTCTTATTTTTATCTTCAATTTCTGTACTTGTTATAATCAATATCCTTTCTTTGTTTATTTCATTTATACTGTGTACTATAGATTTGATAACTTCATTATGTTCCTTGCGTTTGCGTTCTTCGCGTTTGCCATGTGTTTTTTTAAGTTCATCAAATACCGGTTTCCAAAGAGTTTCCATCTCATTTTTTTCAGTTGCCTGGTTATCCATTTTCTCAAGTTCAATGGTCTCAAAGTTATTGGTGCCACGCACGATGTCAAGTAGAAACATTAAAAGTTTGTCCCCTTCAGAAATGTTTTTATGTGTTTCTACTATATTCTCCTTTTTATTATCAAGTTTGATATTGTCGGGGGTGATAATTGAATTTATTTCGTATTCCATTTGTTCCCGTTCTATCGGATTTGTGGCGTTCGCTTTTCCAATAATTTTGTTTATTTCGGTTTCTATTTGTTCCCATTCTTTTATCGGATTTGTGGTGTTCACTTCTCCAATAATTGAGTTTATTTGGGATTCTATTTGTTTCCATTCCCTTTCTTCTTCAGCAGCAGCACCACCCTTTTTGGATGTCCTTCTCTTTTTTTGATATTTGGAACGAGTGCGAGATATTTTCTTTGATTTTTTCACATTTCTCTTTTTTCGAGAGATGCTATTCATTTCAGCCTTTTGTTTCTTTTTGACTGTCTTGCTTTTTTTTACCATTCCCGATAGTTATAAATTATAAGAATATTTTATAACCATCATTTCTTTTCTAGAGAGTTCAACATTTTTTCAATGTCCACTTTTTTGAGTGATGAAAGAATCACCTTGTATATAGAGTTCAATATCTTGCGTTCAGTCTTTTCGTTAATAATCGGAATATCAATGTCTTCGTTCAACTCCCGAATCAAATGTTTTTTAAACTCGTCGTTATCCAACAATTCAATGTACAATTCGTAATTTTTGGCTAATGTTTCTTTTACTAGATCGTTCATTTTTATATAACCTTAATATAAAAAAATATTTCAAAATAAAATGCGTAGATGGGTATTTTGTTGTTTACTTTCAAGCGTAACTTCTCAACAAATTTATAACTATTACGAGCTTGCGGTTCAAAAGTGGTGTTCAAAGGAGTACATGATTCATGGATTGTGGCCTCAAATAGATGCCGATCATTATCCCACCTATTGCGAAGATGTTGAATATGTTGATCCAACTGGCGAGCTGCTGCAATCCATGAATACATATTGGAAAGGATGCGACGATAGCTTATGGGAACACGAATGGGAAAAACATGGCTCGTGTATAAAGAAACAAAACAACATGACAGAATATGAATTTTTCAATCAAACGCTACAGTTATTTCAATCTTATACAGGTTTAACTGACAAAGTGTGCAATACAAAAAATGACAATTGTATCATAGGATGTTTTGATTTAGACTACAATTTTATGAACTGTGAAAATAATATTTCATAGTGATAATATAAATGAATACACCATCTATATTACCTAGTTCTGATGCCGCGTCTATTATTGTAACAGATGTTTCCAATTTTGATCATTTCTTTGAAATTACATTTGACGCGAGTAACGCGAATAACTTGAGTGTAGATAATGTGTATTATGGATTTTCGCAAAATAACAACGTATTCGACAATATTGATTTTTCAAAATCAAATGTTCTCGTTGGAAAATCAGGAGGAGATCCTGCAAATTTTTACATTGATCAATCTGTGAAACTTGATGTTCACCGACATGTTCTGTGGGAAGCGAACAAGAATCTTGTCATGGATACTGTTCCGAGAAGCAATCAGTTTTTCAGTAATTTGGATTCCAAAAATGAAGCTATTGAAGGACAAATACAAACATTATTTGATGAGTTGGTTTCACAAGGTTCAAAACTATCAAGTGAAATAAGTGGCAATCCATATGAATATTATTACAATGTTGGAAAAGGGCTATTTCAAATTATACTTCAAGACCAGGCGCGGCTAGATATCCTAGAAGCAGATATATCGCTTGCACAACAAAATAATCCGAATGCGCAACAACTGACAGTGAACTTGAAGTTTTCTGCGGGCGATGCGTTGGTCATCTACGTCAAATATAATCTAGATTATCAATATGCCTTTCCTACTCAGAGTGAAAGTATGGACAGTGATAAAAGTTACAAGATATATATAGCCCTATCTTGATTAAAAATCAAATTGAAGACTCGTATAGTCTACAAACATCGTAAATAAATATAATACTAATCCAAATGTAAGCGAATAAAATAAGTTACCGATTTTGCTTGTTCCACCGGTTTCGGTCTTGATGAACTCGCCAAATATCTGTGTTAAAATATTAACAATGTATTTTTTGAACTTGCTGTCGATAAAAATAAAGAACATTAAAGACGCCAGCGCGATTAGCTTGAACTCATTAGATATTGTAAATAAATCAGCCTCTTTTTTCGTTTTTACGGGTTGATTCACAAGTTCGTTTCCGGATTCTTCATCGGCAAACTTCACACGTTTTTCGGGTTGAGAATGTATCACATCTTGATCAATTGCGAATTTTTCGGTAGATGGCTGAAGTTTATCTTCCATTTCAGAGCTATCTATTGGGGGAATATTTGATTTGATGGGCAGTTCGCTAATATTCGTGGTTTTTTCCATATTGGATTGTATATAATTATATAATTAGTAATGAATTTATAAACTATTTACAAACTCATTACATTAGAATTTTCTCTTTTTCGCCTTCATTGTCACAATCCACCATTTCTTCGGATACATCATAACATTTGTCATTTACCTTAATTTGTCTTTTTCCATTCAAATCAGGTCCTTTATAAATCAAACAAGATCTAGAATCACAACTCATTTTGAATAGTCCGGCGAATCCTAATCCTAAAATGATTGAAAAGAGAAATATTCCCTTTTCCGATTTGATCATTTGTTTGATATCCAGCATTTTCAACGATAACTATATATAATTCATTATATATTAATAATTAATTCCAACATTTACATAATCTTCTTTATTTGAAGAACACGTTGCTTCTTTCAGATTGTACTTGAAGCAGTTGTTTGCTTTATCCACATAGAGCTTCTTCTCTGTGTTCATTGGCGTTGGATACACTATAATCACCTTCTTGTAGTCATCTGTCAAATAAATATAGAGCAATCCGACCGCAAAACTAATCAAAAAAACTTTGAAATTAATGTATTTACTTAATTTCATTCTATATATAGTCTCTTTATTTTTATAAAAATGAATTAAATAAAAACGAAAAGATATAATAGATTCGTGTGATGAAATTATTATCATTTTCGTTTTTATTTGTTTCATTATCGGCGTTTTTATATCAGATAAACTGTTTTGCAAATCATGGAGCAATTTTGATCGAAAATGGTATTTCGTATTTTGTCGATGGAGCGAAAACCACTTGGAAATATTCTTTATCGTTCATAGAAAACTCTCATGAAAATAGATTGCATAAATTAAGAAAGGAGAAAGAAAAAAGAGATTTACAGCGTCAGATACGAATTGAAGAAATTGAGCAAGAATTAATCGAGGGGAAAACAATTATTGATAAGAGTATGCCAAATTACAATAATTTACTTATGATGTTTGGTCAAGAAATACCTAAACAATATGAACTAGCCTGTCAGATTGATATGATGAAGGGTACCGTGTTCGTGTCAGAATCCTTAGAGTCTTTGGCATCAATCGTAAAAGAAGAAACAGGAAAAAAATTAGAACAAATGAATATGAAGTATTTCGTAGACAAGATGATTGAGCGAGACATTTATATGGATTCGTTGATAATGTTTTACGAACAAGAAGTGAGGCATTACTACTTGACTCATGAAACCAATCCACATGTCCATCAAGATTACGAAAATTCGCGACTGGTTCTACATCACGCATTCAAAAGTTATGAGTCTGCTTGGAATATGAATCTTGCAAACGAATTCCTGAAAATAACTCAAAATCAGAGCAAAGAAATGACATTTATTGATTATGATGTTCGCTATCACGACTATGACGTTCCACAAAAAATGATTCAATTTCAAGAGAATCCGAACCCGAACCCGAATGAATACAAAAAATATGATTACAGAATGAGGCATCAAAATGACAATATTGGGTCTCACGATCCAAAGTGTAAGAAAAAACCTTACAATGGTAAAGAAGATAGTATTTGGAAGAAATATGATTTGTATTAATATGTATCTATGATGTTCTATATAGGTTTGATTGCGGACTCGTCAATCTTTAGACTGTTTAAATAATTTTCTCGTGATAATTGATATAGTTCACTTTGGTGTTCTATATAACTTCGCATATTTTCGGCTTTATTGATACTCTCGCTTCCACTTTCCTCGCTTTTTAGTTCAAGAATAACGGGTTCTTGCTGATTGCGGATCCTGGTGAGTGATTCCTGGTAGTCTTTCAGTTTCTCTTTTTTCTGATTTTCAAACTGATCAACGCGCTTTTGGTATTTCTTGTTTGCCTCTTCGCGAGGTTCAATCACGTCTTTGTAAATGTTTCCATAATTTTCAATGTCCTGATACTCAAATAGCAACTGGTACTTTGTTTTTAGAATCTCTTTTTTGTTTTTGTCAATTTTGGTTTTATTTTTGGCTGCGAGCTCTTCTGTGTTTCTCTTTGCGATTCTAGTTACCGAGAGAACTGCCACATCATTTTTATCAACTAGACGGAATTGGTTTTGATCAAAATCAAATGTCAATGGTTTGTGTTTTTTGGAGACTTTTTCTTGTTTTTTAATTTTTCTGTCTATTTTATCTTGAGTCATTTTCTTTTTGAAAAATGTTTTTAGTTTAGCACTGTGTTCATTATTGGCTTCTTTAGATTTATCCATTGTATATAATATCAATAGGAATTAATTGTTCCTATTTCTTTGTTATTAATATTTTGGAATTTTCTTAAATTATATAAAATGTAATCACGTTTCTTATTTTCTTTTTCTTGCTGACTTTCAACGTCTTGTTTATTTTTATACTTGAAATACAATATTGTGCCAACGACTAAGATAATGGAAAAAAAGCACAAAATGTTATAAATAAAATTATAGTATTTTAACTTGATGTTGTGACAATATTTGAGATTCGTATGCACTATATTTTTGATTTTACTTTCGACTAATTTAGGATACATATAATATTTTGATATTTTTTAAACATTGGAAATCTAAAATAATTATATACTATATATTAATTATGACCAGTGAAAACAACCAAAATTTATTTAAACAACATGTTAGGAATACAATGTCAGTTTTTACCATATTAATGTTGATTTTTGTCTTAATGAAAACAATTGTCTTGTTCACCAGTGCTAGCAACTCGCCGGCAAAAGTGAATTCTCTGAAAATGATCTCTACATTTGCGTTTGTATCTGTATTTTTCCTCTTTAGTTATTTTACAAATGTTTCTGCGACTGAAAATAAACTCATTTGCGGTAAAAGGAATCATAAAATTGCTTTTTATGCAACCATTGTTCCATTTGTATTAATATATTTAATTGGAATATTCATCATATCCATTTTCCCTGGTTGGGTTAGATGTTTTTCAAACACGTTTGGCACAACGTTCTTGGCATTTTGCGGTCTAGAGGCTAATATTGTCGAGAACTTAAAACGTAGTGGCGAGAGTGAGGTAACAAAGACAACTAATTCTACAGTTCATGATTTGTATAAAGAAAATCCAAAAATACTTTTGGCTGAGCTTGAGGTAAACAATAAGGGAGACATTCAAACAGAAGTTTTCAAAGAATTAGGTATCGATGGTCAAAACAATGATAAAAATAAAACGCTTCTTAAACAATATATCTATTGCAAAGAATCCATTGGAGAAGGAATATGGCACTATTTGTTAGGTATGATTACTATACTGGTTAGCTACAATGCCATATTAGCAGAAAACTGCAATGCATTTACAGTGCAAAAAGCCGATTTCAAAAAGTACCTGAATGATAAATTGCAAAAAAATTGAAACAAAACATAATTTTAGTTAGTTGATAAATGACCGAACATCTAATAGGAGTCCGTTCTATTATTCATTCTGTTCCAGAAACAATGATTCAGTCTCATGGAAATTATGACAAGATTGCCTCGTTCAAACTAGTTCATAATGGAGAGACTTTTCAACTACCTCATTATAATTTTGATGCGTCTATTTACTGTGACTTGTACAAGAATTATATACAAATGCTGACGAGCACGTGTTTGGAAATGAAAATGTTTCATGTAAGTGATACTGACAGAAAGATAAACTTGGCAAACTTGGAACATGTACAAGGAAACATAAATGAATTCATATTTGAACAATTTGATTCGCGCGATCACGTATTTTACATTTCCATCGAAAATACTAAACAATACGATATTGAACGTTCTTTGATAACAAACAGCACATTTCAAGAAGAATGTAATATTTGTTATCAAACAAATAGTTTAAAACACTATTATAATTGTGACCTGAGAGACAAAACAAATCATCACGGAATTTGCGGCTCTTGTTATATAGCATGGCATCATGCCAATCCAGAAAATACTTGTCCTACTTGTCGCGCACCCAAGAAGGCGAAATCTTGATCAGTTTAAAACCACATGTTCATCAGATTAAAGTAATAAATAACTATAAAGTAACTGATGATTGCCAATAAAATGCTGACCAACCATAAAGAGAGAATGGTGGTATTTTTGTATCCAACGCCAAAAGGTCTCAATGTTTTTTGTTGATGGTTGTATATAAAGTTAGGTTGTATAATATTGACAATGGAATATAATGAAACAAACAAAAATATAGACAAGTATAATTTATCTACACTCATTTTACTATATATTTATATATTTTTTTGTTATTTTATTCGTAATCGTCTACTTCACAACCTTGTTCATCGTAAACAATACCATCTTCATCTGCCACCATATTCATGTTTTGCGCCTCTTCTTCATTGATCATTTCCGTCAATGAGTTTTCAAAATCAGAATTTCCATAAACATTGTTTTGTCCACTTGTGATTGTCTCTGCATATAGTTCTCGCGCAACATTCTTTATTTCATTTGCCCGTTCAGTGTCCTCGTCGTAAAACTGTTTGTAGTATTTGAATACACGACTTTGATTACCATAAGACCAATCGCCTAGTTTCGCCGCCATCTTGTATTTTTCTGCCTCTCTTTCTTGCGGTTTCAACTTTCTTAGAGCCTCTGTTTTAATCGCCTTCTCCGATTGTTTGGACTGTCTGTGATTTGTCACCATTTTATCGTAAGTATATGTTGTACGATTGGCATATTCTAAAATCATTGAAATGATTCCAACATTCACACCAATAATCACTTCTGTTGACTCGTTCAGTTCAATGTATTGGCTCAAAATCTTGTAGAATAAATACAACAAGAATGAATATTGTTCTCCTCTTTTTCGGGTGAATGTTTTGAGAAATAATATATCTTTGTGATTGGCAATATTATTTATGATTTCAAGTGTCTCTTCACTGGCATCCACAATCTTTTCAAATCTTCTTCTGTTCACTTCACTTTGGGCAATCAATTCTTCGATGTGCGTGCTTGCATAATTGAATTGTTTAAACGCAACTTCATTGTGAAATTGGCGATTGTTCAATAATCCGGGAACGAGAGATGTCAATTGATAATTAATGTTATATAACTGTTTTAGATGTAATTCAAATTTTTCATTATCGCTCTTTTCTAAATAAATTCCATTTTTCAAATCTTTCAATAATGTTTTGAATTTGTTCTTGGATGAGCGATAGTTTTGGTTGTTCAAATGTGTATTCATAAAATTACTAAATTTATTGTCCATTATTTCGCGTTCTTTTTCAAACTTGTCTATGAGATTCTCATCTCCTATATTTTCAATATACTCAAACTGGAAATCGGATAACACTTTTGTTTTGGCATTTTCTCTTTTTGTGATCTTATCATTCTCCTTCTTTGTATATTGTTCTTGAAGAGCATATTGATGTCTGTGATGTTGAGATATTACATTTTGCATAAAAGAGAGGGAGAACTTAATGCCATATTTATTCAATAACTGTATTTTTTCTTTAATGTTACCCTTTTTACCAATCTCTCTTATTTCGTCGTAAAACTCGTCTCCCAATTCTTGAATGTTGTTCTTTTGTGCAAGATCTTTCAAGTGTTCAGGTATTGGTTTATCCGGCGTTTCCAAGTTTAACACTTCCAATAAAAAAGAATATATTGACGAGTCGTTCAGTATTCTAGTTTCTTCAATTTCTTCTTCAGTTTGATTCATAATTGGAACATTCAGTGTTGTATTTTTCAAGTATTTTGAAGTTTTGAATGTGATACTGTCAAATAGTTCATTGCTTTGGTTCACCAATTTGGACAGTTCCGTTTTATTGTTTCCAGATTTCAGCAAGGAGTTTATAGTTAGATCTCTGTCTTGGCAACAAAAGTTTACCAAGAACGGTTCTTGATAGTGTGTTTTAAGTAATGGGTTTTCTTTTTTGATAGATGATTTGATTTTCTCTTCTATTTTCATATTAATCATTTCAATTTGTCTTTTATCTCTTTCATATTTGTCGATGTTTCTCTTTGTGCTGTGACTAAATCCACCTTCATCATCATCTTTTGTGGTAATATCAACAAGTGATGGTTTGAACATAGATGGAGACTTAGAAACGTAATTCACATTTGGATTTTTATTTTCAAAGTCTCTTTTTTGCGAGATCATATCCTTGACAAAATCATTTTTCAATAGAAACTGTTTAATATAATAAATCAAATCGTTCTTTATGTCTTCTTCACTTTTTTCAAGAGCCGAGAATTTCTTGAATAATATCGCAACAACACGAGACAATTTGGGACTTTTGACATTTTTTTCTTTTTCTTTGTTGATACGCTTGTGCAAATAACATGCTACATATTCAATTCCACCAAGTGCCGTTTCATCTTCTTGATATGGAAATCCTGAAAAAGACAAATGACATGATGAATATGGCTTGTCAATAAAAATATTTTTACATTGAACATAGACAAGTATCATGGATAAACAAACATAAATACTTCCAATCAAATTCAAACTTTCATACTTCGGATCGCGCGAAGATTGTTCAAACAACTCCGCTATATTTGTGTATATTAATCCAGCGCTGTCTATATTTTTGAATTTAACATGAAGGTCGCTCATCATGATACTAGTGATTTCTTTTACCAGTAAGAGAGTATCTTTCTTAATTTTATTTTGCGGTTTGACTTTGGGAATGATCTTGATTTCCACTTTATCATCGTCTTCGTCCTCAAAATCACTTATACCTTCAACCGCATCTGTAACAATTTTGAATCCATTTTCATCGTAACCGTAGTTGGTGTCAAAATCGATTTTCTTGATCGTAAAGCCACTCTCTTTATGAATCCATGAATCGCCATTTTCGCTCAAAAATCCCTCACTAAGACAAATTTCTTTCATCGCGCTGTCGTGGTTATTATACAACAAGTAAGCCTCACTCAGTTTGTGCAAGTATTTCGGCATTAGTTTAGTATTCTTTTGAACACAATGAAACCATTTTTCATCTCCATTATCAATTGTAAATAATGCTATGAAACGCTGGATTAGAGAATACTTTCTCTCCAAGTCATCGATGCCGAGGATAATATGTAAAAGGCTCGTATAAGGGGAGTAATATTGTAGTTCATCAAAGTTCATACTCTCGAACATTTTTTCATATTCAAGCTTCTGCGAATTGTATTTGAGTAGATGCTGCAGTTTGTTGTATTTGAGATTTCTTATTTTTCTCTTTAGTTCGGCGCGTTTTTGTTCACCGGATGTTTCTTCTTGATCCACTTTGACTTCATTTTTCTGAATGTATTGCAACACATAATCGTTGATGATTTTTGTCTTTATGTCTTCAAATTCATCTATCGAGTTCTTTACTTTGAGAAGCTTCTTTTTGCTTAAGGAATGATTGAAATCGTCAGCATCGACCCACTTGAATCCATCATACATGTAAAACTTTTTTTCTTCTTCAACATAACACTTGTCGTTTTTGCGAATTTGTTTTTCTTGAATGATTCCTACCAATACAGTCATTATCTTTTCCTGGTCGTCTTCATTTTCAAAAATGTTATCAAACTCTGCAAACATCTCATTTTCTTCATGCATGGCGCGTAATAATTTATCCAACTCTTCCACAAACTCGTTAATAGTTCCGTTGAACTTGCTCTTGGAAACGACGTTCTCGTACAAGTGTTGTATTGGATCATATTTTTCGGGTTCACCATTTTCATTTTTGCTGACATTCTTCAAAACGATTTTGTTCACATCGCGAAGCATGTCTTGTTTTTTCACATAGTATTTTGAATATTCAACCTTGTTTTCATCATCTCCTCCTGAAATCTCGCCATTTAATTTGGCATTCAAGTCCAAGATATATTTGTCAACTTCCTCATCGTCAAAGTCAATATGATTTTCTTTATTTAGTAATTTTAGTTCAAATAACAGTGTTTCCATGTTATCAATAGTTGCGATTTTCAATAGTTCTCCCATTTGATAGTCAACGCTTCCGCTTTTTGAATTATTGGTCAACTCTTTTGATAAATATACATTACGAATAATCTCGTACATATTCTCGTGAGGCACATAAGAATAATTATCTGTTTTTTTGTTGAGGCGAATGAAATGAGTACGTTTGTCATTGACAGCCCTTTTCGTAACATTTACATTTTCGCGAACAAGTTTTTGAAGGAACAAGTATTCAGAAGCATTCAATTTTGACATGTCAAATAAAGACAATTTTTTCAAACACTGGTGTATTGAAACCTCTTTCCTGTCAAATATGTTCTCGTAAACTTCTTTTAACCCAAAATCTAGTTCTTCGATATACTCCTTGAATGATTTGTCTTTTTGAAACTCGTAAAATGTCAATCGTTTTTCGTCAAAATATTTTTTTTCTTTCATGAGGTCACTTGTGAGCATTCTGATTTTCGCCATTTTTTCATATTTCGAATCCAAATTTTGCAATGTTTTGGAGAGAATATTACTGGAAACATGATGATTCATTTCTTTGTGAAGCGAAATCAAGTTTTTGAATACTAAACCGTTTAAAATGATTTTCTCTCCTTTGTCTACGCGGACCATATCGTAAGGTATCACATTGATTTCTCCTTCTTCCCCGATCGCAAAAAAGAAGGGTGTATCTTGTGCGTCCAATACCTTGTTTACAATTGCGACATTTTGATTCGTGTCCAATCGTATCTTTTTATGATAATCTTTTAGTTTCGTATTGATTATTGTGATATTGTTTTCTGTCAATTCTTCAGAAAATGTTTTTGGTATATCGTTGTAGTTTTTTTCAATGACGCTGTATTGCCATTCAGAAATATCAGTGTCCATACTATCAAATTCATAGTTCCCAACTTTTTCATTGTTGTAGTACAATTCTTTGTGCAAATAAGAAGAAAATAAACTCACTATTTTTGGATTCAATCCGAACAAAGAGTAAAGTAACTGATTATTCGCAATCTTTTTAATCTTGATGCCTTCTTCAAGTTCAGTATATTCTTCCAAAAGATTTTTGTATTTTTCAATTTCTGCCATGACCTTTTTTTTATTTTTTTCCGTGAAACGACTCTTTTCAATGTAATCGTTTACTTGTTGTTCGATACTGAACATGGTTCCACCTTCTTCCATTGTGTCAGTTTCAAGATCTATGTCTTCATTTTCGACGACAACATATTCACCTGTTTGATAACTCTCATAATGTTTGATAATGTCAATAGAACGAATATTATATTTCTCAAGCAATCCAGAATATTCAAAATCAATATACAATGTCTCGTTTTCCTGCGTCTTTACGGTGATCATGTCATTTTCCAATCTAGTGATCTCACCTTGGATAAAGGCGTCTTGATCAGAAAAATTAATTTTGATTAATTTACCAGGCAAAAGACGGTTGATTACACAATATCCTTCTTCTTGTTGATTAAAGACAACTATTTTGTCAATGTTATCAATCCCACCAGTAGCATTCAAATAAAAAACTTGAGTCTCCATTTTTTCTGATATGAGTTTTATTTTTGAATCGTCAACATAATCAACAAAAAATAATGTATCATTCAATAATTCTTTACTTGACTCTAATTTAACAATATTACCATAAAATAAAGAATTATTTAAATTTCTATTTTCCATAATTTATATAATTAATGAGATTATTTATTAATTTTTATTTTTAATTACTTATAAACGAAGTCTGGAGATTCTTAAACACAGATTCAAGAAGATAAGTCGCAGTGTTCCTGATATGATAAAAGATAATTTGTTTGTTTGATTGTTTCGTCTTGTAATGAATGTATATGTGAGCATTGGGTTGAACCGGATGGTTCTTTTTGAAACCTACAAAATCTAACTCGTCTTTGTAGGTGTTGTACAGATACACTTCGATTAATTTACCGATTGTGTAGTCATCTTCCTTCAATTCAAATACAAAGAAATCTTCTTCGGTGTAGATCTTACAGTACATGTTCTGCGTCTCGGCAAGTTCTTCGTTGCTTTTTGTACCATCACTTGCGGAAGCAATATATTCATCTTTTGTTTGAACGTTGGCAAGTTCATTGTCTTTGGCATATTGAATAATCAAGCCCAGTTTATCCATAATATACTGACAGCTTTTATACATGAGTTCCCTGTTTGTAAATATTCCTAAAGACTCAACTGTCATTTTGTATTCGTTCTTGTAGTATATTTTTTGAGCATTCAGAATTTCAAAATCTCTTTTTTCCATCTTGTCTTCAATCGCATTTGCGATTTTAGCGATTTCTGGCTCGTTTCGTAGAAATTCATACGTACAATTGTGAACAACATTCCAACAAGAATTTTCTGCTGCACACCCTATCTCAAATTCGGCTTCAAATCTCAATTCTTCAACAACAGTATCACTCATATTGTGATTTGGATACAAAACGCAAAGCAATATGTGACCTCCGCTAATGGGATCCCTCGGAAACAATCGTTCGCTTAGTTCACTCTTTACTTGTTCTCCCGTGTGTTTGTTGACAAGCGCAATGTCTTTTGTCGTAACATAGACTTTTTCTTGGCTCCCCTTTTTGTTTTTCACATCAACAACTATTTTGTAATTTTCTTTAAACTGGTCATATTCGGACACGTTATTATTCACAATAGGAATACATGAAATTCTATGTTTCAAAAATTCATTATTGAAATTGGTAGTATTTTTGATAATGTTGATTGAACTTTCATGATGAGGAAACCCTTTGAAGACCAGACTTTTGATATTAGACAAACAAGTGCGGCGGAGTGAGTTTACGACGCACGTTTCCACTCCACGAATATTGAACGTAAGAGCCCCTTCGTAATCAACGACATTTTCAACGAGAACACTCATGTTTGTGTGTTATATAAATTTATACTTTATTTTTAATTCAATTTTTTTAGTTTATATTACTAAAAAATATTATACAATAAATCATATTGAATATACAGTTCATGGAGAACAACTTAAATAAAAATATGAATATGATGCCGAATAAACAAAACTTGAACAAAAAAAATACGAAACATTTGTTGTTTTTTAGTGAATTATGTAAGCATAGCCAAGAACTTATCGGAACTATGAAACAGAAGAATTTACTTGACAAGGTACAATTAGTTTGTATTGACAACCGATATATTGAAAATAATGTCACTTACATCTATTTAAATCCATCACAAACGATGCCGTTGCCGCCGATGATCACATGTGTCCCGACTTTGTGTATCATGCCCAATTATGAAATATTAAAGGGGGGACAAATTATGGACTATTTTGCACCAATGAGTAAAAACATTGAAGACGAGCGAGAACAATTAAATATGGAGCCAAACGCATTTTCTTTGGATTCCGAGACAAATGGTTCATTTGGTGTATCAAGTGATTCATTTAGTTTCTGGGATACCAATAGCGACGATTTGTCCGCACAGGGCAATGGTGGAACACGACAAATGTATACATACGCGTCGATTGAATCTACAAATAGTCATTCTGAGCAAATATACACTCCTGCAGAACAAGCCGACGATAAACCAGCGCCTGTTAGTTTAGACCAAATTCAGCAACAGAGAAACAATGAATTATGATTTAAAAAGACAAATTGATTAACAATTATCTTAATCAATTTGTCCACAATATGTCTCAATCTTCTACTCAGAAAAAACAAATTGTCAAAACATTTGTAGAGATTTACTTTGACTTGTTGAATACAATCAAAGAACAATTAGAAAACAAAAATAAAGAGTTTAACGATTTTTACAAGAAAAATTTATTGCTGAAAAAGACAAATATCAAACTCTTTATCAAAACTTGGTATGAATATATTACCAAGCAATATTACCACTATATTATGGATAATAATGTCAATTATTTCTTTAGCGATGAGTTACAGGCGAAGTTGAATCAGCAATATAATGTTCCGGTAATGAAATATATTGTTCTGATCAAAGAAAAATATGATTCTGTGAGCAATTCCATTGTGGAATCTATTTTGGCGAAAATCAAGTTTTTGACGCAAATGAGTTATCAGTATTTTAATACCAACTTAAAATAAAATTGAAATTGTAATATTTCAGTTAGTTACATCAAATTAAAACACAACATGAATATCAAATCTGCAGTTCAGTTTGTGATTACCATTGAAAAAATGAAAAGTAAAAATGATTTGAATAAATGGTGTGGAACTATGGGGAAAAACAAGTTATATTCTTATATTCGCCGTTTAGCGCCAGAACATTGGGAAAGAATCGCAAATCCTAAAAATTGTGTTCGTTTTTACTATCAGCAAATTTTGGTTGGGTATAAAATTCACAAATAAATGAATAATCTAATACCAAATAAACTCATTTAAATAAATAATTTTACAATTACAATTATACAAAGATGGAAAAAAGCGAAGATTTCCAAAAGATCATCGATGATTTTGTCAAGGACCTTTTGATAAGTTTTCCAGAATACGAAGACAAATTCAGTGTCATCAACTACGAAGAATATTATTCTCATTGTAAAAAACTTTACCCAGAAAACTTTTTTCATATTTTGTATGAAAATGAAGAGTTGTTCAAAGACGAAGAATCGTGTTTTTTGTTGCCCGAAGTCAATTTTAAGACCATTCTCTCTGACGAGAATCTCAGCGACAACTCCAAGAAGACGATCTGGAAATATTTGCAGTTGATTTTGTTTTCTGTTTGTAAAGGAGTAGATGACAAGAATGAGTTTGGAGATGCGAATTACATGTTTGAGGCGATCAATGAAGATGAACTTCAAAAGAAGATAGAAGAGACGATGAGTGAAATGAGAAATGTCTTTTTTAATGAAGTTGATCCGTGTTTAAATGAAATGTTTAGTGAGCAAATGGGCGATTTAAGTAATGTTGAAAATATTTTTGAATCGTTCGTCAAGGGACAAGGAATCAGTGGCGAAGAGGGTTCAGGAAATTTCTTTGAAAACACGATGAATCAAGAAGAGTTAAAAGATCATTTGAACGGATTGATGGGAGGAAAAATAGGAAGCCTGGCAAAAGAGATTGCAGAAGAAGCGTCTAAAGAATTCGGATTTGATGAAAATCAAGATGAAAAATCACAAAGCGAGTTGCTCCAACAGTTTTTCAAAAATCCGTCCAAGTTGCTTGGAATTGTCAAGAATATAGGCGGAAAACTTGAAGAAAAGTTGAAAAGCGGTCAATTGAAGGAAAGTGAATTATTGGAAGAGGCGCAAGAAATTATGGGGAAAATGAAAGACATGCCTGGGATCAAAAATATGATGAGTCAGATGGGAATGGCGGGTGGAAACTTTGATGTGAAAGGAATGGCGAACAAAATGCAACAATCGATGAAGCAAGCCAAGATGAAAGAGCGAATGCAAGAAAAACTTAGAAAAAATAATGAAGAAAAGCAGAAAGAGGCAATGACGGGAAACATGACTCAAGTAGCCGATGATACATTTGTGTGGAATGATGCCAATAGCAATCCAAACGAACCTTTAAGTAAGAGTAAAGTGAAAAGTAAGAAATCATCTACAAATCCAAAGAAAAAAAAGAAAAAAAAGAAAAACTAAAACAACAATAATATATACTTTATATTATATACACAATTATACAAATGGATGTAAAATTCTGGTTACACAATCCAAAAATATTATTCCATAAAGACAAGCTATTAGAAGTTTGGCCCTATTCACATATGAGTTACAATGAAAAAATGAATGCTACAACCAGGTTTATTATTTATGCCTCTGTGCTTGGGTATATATTTTTGAACAATTATCTTATTTTGTTGTTAGGATTAATCATGATCATTGTGCTGATTTTCATCTTTAATTACAATAGAGTAGAGAGTTTTGAATCTGCGAATCTTGGTTCATTAGACGAAGGAAAACATACAAGTAAGAATCCATTGTACAATGTATTGAACAGTGATTATGTAGATAATGTCAATAAAGACAAATTGAGAGATGAATACGATCGAAACAAAGAAGCAGAAATCAATCATCAAACAAAACAGTTTATTTATGAAGCCAATAAGGGAAATAAAGACATTGGGAATATTTTTAAGAATTTGTCCGATAAAATAAACTTTGAGTCTTCTATGCGCCAGTTTTACATTAATCCGAGCACGACGATTCCCAATGAGCAGAAAGATTTCTTGAAATATTGTTATGGTGATTTATATTCTGAGAAGCCTTTGATAATATATTAAATGGCAAAAAAAAATATATCTCATTTTATATAATAATGAGCCAAGTTGTTGATTTTGTTTTTAACAATCTATCAAGAATTGGAGCAGATGATTATAATTTTACTCAAGAGAATTTGATGAACAAATCGCATTTGGGATACAATACATCGAATTTTAGCGAATTGAATGACAATAAAGCGATCAGTTTAGCGTCTTCTCATCCGACTATGAATATGAAAGGTGGATTTCAGGTTTCGCCGAACGGTGGAAACATTGACGAAAACGGTGAATTACTCAACTCTAAAATGACAAATTTGAATTTCAAAATTAGTTTACAAGAGCGCACATTCAAAACAGTTCCTTATTTAGGAAGAGGAAATGTGGATGTTGGATTAGAAAATGACTTGCGCAAAGGGGACACTTTAAGAGAGAAAAAGAGTGCTGTGAAAATCAACGAAGAATGTCAGGTAAATGTTGACAAGTTTCCGATGCAGAAGAAACTCAAAAATGGATTAAACAGCAAGCGCATGGTGGAAGAATCGGCGGCAAAGGGTTGGGTTCGCGGTGGTCTTCCTTCGCGTGAAATTTACAAAAATGAAAAATACGAGTGTAATTAGATGAATTATTATAAAATACTATATTAATAGATAGTAACTGTAACATGTCGTTTACAAGTAACAAAAATCAAGATGCTGAGTACAAAGTAGAGAAACAAATGAATTCTAATAAAATGAATTACATGATAAATAAAGATTTTGGTCAAAACCGATCAATGCACAAAATGTTGGAATTGGGTGGCGTTCCCAAATTGCACAGTGAAGCTTTGTCTTACAATAATATTGATATTGAGAGCAAACTTAGGGGGATTAAAAGTGTCAATATGGAAGGAGTAAACTTTAATCCGGACTTGAAATCCAAAAAGATGACAGACACGCCACTTTTCGAAAGACGACAAACACTTGTCCCACCTTCATTTCTGCATGTGAGTGAAAGAAGTGGATTTCATAACATTTAAATAATTATATATATAATTTATAAGTAAACTATATATATAATGGCGTTTACAAGATTTCACGACGATACCAGTAGAATCTTAAAGACAAATATTGAGACTGCCTCTATGTGTAACTACACATTCAATGTACCTTCGAATACCAATACCAAGAATGTTTACATTGACGACCCACATATTCGTATGCAAAAGAGTGGAGGAACTCAATATAGCAGAATGGTTGATTTAGAAGGTCAATTAAAACAAATGGATCGCGGATATTCGCGCGACTTTATTGACAATCAATATAATACCAAAAATCCGGTGCACCATGAATTGAGACAAATTCCGATTTATCAGTTAAACAAGAGCGTGACAGACGAAACTAGAAGCACGCACCCGTCGTGGACGTATCGTTCGCTTCCGCAACACCGTTCTGATTTTTTGTTTGAAGATCCGCAAAAACACTGTTCAATGAAATTTGAAAACAATGTGGATACAAATATTATGACAAAAGACAATTATAGAAAAAATCATAAAAAAATATAAAACTTATATATAAGAGATACAATCATGGCACAAATTGCTATTCCATTATTATTGTTAGGAACTGCGGTTTTAATAAGCAACGACAAAGACGAAAATGATGAAAATGAAGAAGAATATGTTGGAGTCGTCGGAAAAGAAAATATGGCTAATTTGAGCGACATTGATCCGCGCGGAGATTTGCTTTCCAAAGAATATAGTAACTTTTATCCCAATCTTGAAAAGAGCAAGAACAATATGAACAATCAACAAGAAGTTTCACAGTATCAAGACAAATATTTTCTAAATAATGTTTCAAGTCAGGAACAGGCATCTTCTAATAGTAGCGATAATATTTTCAAAACTCTTGCCGGTGAAAAAATCAAATATGACGACATTAATCATAATAACATGAATCTATATTATGGTGGCAAAACAAATGGCGTGGATGGTATAAACACATCATCCATTTTGGATTCGTATACTGGACAAGGAACTTACGATATTAAGAAAGAAGAAATTGCTACCATGTTTAAACCGGAAGATAATACACAAAATGTTTATGGCAATCAGAATCAAAATGAATTTTTTCAATCGCGTGTAAATGCCTCGCATCGGTATGCCAATGATAAGCCATGGGAAGAAATCAAGGTCGCTCCGGGTCTAAACAAAAGTTATGATGAAAATGTGATTAAAAGTGGGTTTAATAATTACAACGAATCGAGAGATACGTGGATGCCCAAGACTGTAGACGAGTTGCGCGCTTCTAATAACCCCAAAAATGTTTACTGCCTACATGATCACATGGGTCCGGCAATCAAACCGGTTCAAAATAGAGGTCAGCAAGGTAAAATGATCAAGAAAACAGCAGATTCTTATTTTGTCAATAAGGACAATTTAGGAATGATCGCAAGTACAAGTGGACCCAAAATGCACACTGTTGGCGCTCATCAAATGCTTACGAATGAAAATCGCGATAACACGAGTGTTGAGTACTACGGAACCAGAATCAACCAAAACGGTGCGTCTTATGCTAAACAAAATTATTTGGATTCAAACAAACAACAACTGGATGGTGCACCAATCACCAACCGTGTGGACACAACCACCAATCCTACGAGTGACCAAAATTATGGGAAAACATCTTACAATGCGCACAATAACAACCGCAATACAACGAAATCATCTCACTTTGGTGGAATGGGTTCTACTGTATCCAGTATTGTTCAACCCATCATGAATGGTTTGAGACACAGCAAAAAAGTAAATACAACGACTAGTTTACAATCATCTGGAAATGTTGGTTTGAACAACGCAGCAGCACATTCGGTTCGCAATAAACAAGAAGTTTCCACGACCAACAGAGAAATGTATGAGTGCGACTTGAACATGAATCATCTAAATGTACAAAAACAACAAGATTCCGCTTACATGAACACTAACCCGGTATTGAATGCTACGCAAAGAAATTCGATGAATCAAAGTGAAGTGGGTCCGGCGTCTTCTCATTTAAGTGGAAATATGAGTTATGTGGCTCAGTACAATCAAGAAAACAACAATCGCGTTTACGCAAGTGATGTCCATTCGAATGGTAATATTAGTTTGTTCAATAACAAGATTGTTGCGCAAGTGAACGCAAAAGAATGTGAAAATACCCGCTCGACCCCAATATACGCTCCAAAACCGACTTCTTACCAACATCCGAGTGATAGTTTGGGTACGGTCACTTCCATGCCACAAAAATATCAAGAAATAAGTCACAGTCAGTTAGATAGTTCATTATTGGATGCGTTCAAAGCTAATCCATACACAAAACCATTGAATAGTTCGTAATAATTTAGCAATTTTTTAAATGTAAATTTAATAATATTTCATTTTTCTTGAATGAAACATTATATACTGAAATCATTTGATAAATATTTTTGTAATTCTCTTTTGATTCTTGTGCGATCAAAATGTTCCGAGTTTCCATTGAAAACAATTTCATTTTCAGGATATTTTTTGACAATGATCATTCCGTCATCTTGAACCTTTAATTTGTATTTCAAAGATGGAATATTATTTTTCAATTTGGTGTACATCAAGAACGGTTCTTTTTTGTGTTTCAAGTAAGAGTGACCAATATTGTTGTCCGGATTCACGATTTCATTTAGGTAATAGTTCCAATGTTCTCCTTCTTCTCCTTGAAAGTGACAAGACACACACAATGAATTTGGTTTCAATACTTGGTTGTAGTTGACATCAAGACGACATTCATCGCATCTTGAAATAATATAATCCACATTACGAATATCGTGCTGATAAACATCTGACATTTTGATGGTTCTCTGAATATTTTCCTTTAGATTACAGTAGATGGGTTCTAAAAAGTACAGTGCTGCATCAATAATATAAAACTCATAATTTGAAAACGGTATCAACACAGAGCAATGAGTGAGATGAGGAGTTCCTGGAGTCTTGCAACAGTCTGGAACACTAGCCGCAATAATGTAACTCTTAATATTGTAATTTGTATGTAAATAGTCTTTTACGAAATGTGACAAGGCGATACAATTTCCACTGTTGTACTTGTAAATACATTTATCAGAATGTTCCTCTTTGTACAGCGTGTAAGGAAGTGTAGAAAAGATAACATTGTTGTAGACATTGTGCAAGAGTTCGGAAAAGTGTTTGCCAGAAACCTTTTGATTCATCATTTGTATTTCCTTAAAAATGCAGTTTTGAGGAATGCTACTCATTAGTAATTATATTATTAACTTATAAAATATTAAATATTACGTATAAATTTTATATAATAATTTGGTCAAATACAAAATGGAAAAAGTAAAAGCAAAACTGGACAATTACATTAAAAAAGACAGTATTCCCAATATTTTATTTTTTGGACCATACATGTGCGGAAAAGAGGAAATTTATGCGCAGTTTATCAAAAATTTGTATAAAACAAGTGAAAACGTAAGCAAGTATGTGCTAACAATAAATTGCCTTTCAACGAATGGTATCAAAATCATAAAAGAACATATTAAACTTTTTTCAATGCAAATATTCAACAAAACTCAAGATGTTAACTTCAAGACGATTGTATTAGAACATGCCGATAATTTGACGTATGACTCACAATATAGTCTGAGACGAACAATAGAACAATATAGCAAAACAACCAGATTTATTTTTATTTGTGACAATAAATATCAATTATTGAATCCACTATCTTCTAGGTTCGCACATGTTTATATTAATGAAAATCCCAACAAATGTTTGCATTGTAACGCAGACAAGTTTAACTATACAAAGTATAATTCTCTTATTCAAAAGTATAATGACCTGACAAAAAATGATGACAAAAATGTGAATAAACTCATGGAAATATACAAGATTAGTATGGAATTTCACAAATATAATTTCCATTGTTTTGAACTGCTTCAAAAATTAAGAAATAATCCTAATTATGAAAACTTGAGTCTTGTTTTTGGAAAAATAAACAAAAATGTGTGCAATGATTTATTTTCTATTTTTTATTTATTGGTTGTATTTCGTAATAATTCAGAAATAGAAATCTATGATTATTATTAAATGGATGATTACAATTCAAATTTACTAAACGACTCCAAGTCTGAGTGGTCTATTCGTTTGATGAATATCCTATCTGGACATATTATCGACGGATTTCGTTCAATATTTAGAGAGGCGATGGAAGTTTGTGAGAAAAATGACGAGGCTGAAAAGTATCTGATGACATTTCAAAATTACCTATCCGTGATTCCAAAGTGGAATCAAAATATGGTCGAGGCAGAAGTGGAACGAATTAAAGAGAGTTCGCAATGTAAGTATTTAGAGGACTTGATTACATGCGTTCATATTCTCCAGCTGAAAATATTGAGTTGTGTTCGCACTGGTAATCATAACAAGAAGATTGATATTGACATTCCTTGTTTCAAAACATTTTTACACAATGTTTACATTAACATTGCTCGCAAACTGTATTCAAATATTTACTTATTTCAGATTGATGCCACACCATTACAGCAACAAAAGCATAATCGTGAATTTGAGATTATCGTTCAAACTTGTATAATGAATACAATTCGTGACAATATTCCTGTAGAACAATTATTGAAGCAATACATTGATGAGACCCAAGAAGTTGATGTTGAAAAGACCGAAAAAATTGTAGAAGAAAAGAAAATAGAGCCCGAAGCAACTTCCAAACCAGAAACGACTCTTGAAACGCAAACCGAAAGTCAAGACAATGTTATCACTTTAGATGGTGAGGCAGATATTCCTGTTCCGAGTGAAGCAGTGGCTCCAGTTGCTCCCTCAGACGAAGAACCGCCGACCGTTCATGATTTATTGCCAAATGTGAAGAGTGAAGTTGCGGAGCAAGAGAGCAAGTCCATTTCATTTGAAGACGACGCGCAACAAAATAGTATTCAAGAAAATAATGAAATAAGTGAAAGTGTGGGTGCCTTGACCATAGGCGACAATGTTCCATTGATTGTGGATGGAAACTTTGACGAACCGGTTTCATCCCATATGAATGAGATTGAAGAAATCAATTTGGATTTTGATAAGATTGAGGATGAAACAAGAATCACTGGTAGCGAACCACCAATTGATCTTGGTATTGAAGAATTAGCCATTTAATTCTTTGTCTTATTTTTCGTTATTTATCATTTTAAAAAATAATAAATAACATATATGGAGGTATTGAATAGTAATTTCTTTCTGGCAATCTGCATCTCGCTCGTGTATTTCGTTTTGAAAATGGTAATCGAAAAAAATAAAGACCTTAAAAAGAAGTTGTTCAAAGACAGTATTCTTGTTGGAATCGTTTCTTATGCGGTGTTAATTTTTAGAAGTAATTTTGTCTCTTTTGAATCGTCCAAAACAACCACAATCTTTACGAACGAACCACAGTTCTAGGTTCCCCCTTTAATTTTTCATCAGTTCCTTGAGTTTATTGACGGCATTAGGTGATGCTGTTTTCGACGAGGAATTGACATTGCGGTTCAAATTGGGTCTTGGAGCGTTCACAGGGTTAGTGTTGTTCGTATTTTTGCGAGTGATATTGTGTATCGCACAAGAAACCATTATATAATAATTATATTATATCTTCTGAATTATTATATACTATTTCATGTTTTGAACCTTGTTCTATCAAGAAACAATATTGTCTATATCCATAAAATGACTTTTGTCATCAGCCAAAGATATTTCATGATTCAGATCAGAAATCATGTACTTTTTCATGGCGGCATGGTCATATTGTTCTTCGGGAATGTGTTTGTGAACAATTCTAGATATCATCTTGTATAACTTGAATCCAGGATATTTATCATCTCCATTTGGCTTGTACAATACATTTTCACCATTGTCGTCGTACAACCACGAAAAAATCAAATCATAAATAGGAGCTATACTTCGATATTCATTGATATTGTTGATATCGTCACATACAAAGTCAAAAATACTACAAGCAAGACGACACAAATCAAAACTCATATTTGGCTCTACGACCGCCTTCTTTTCGTTATAGTAAGGCTTAAAATTGTATTGTGTGTGTGCCGTTCCATTTTTTGAAAAACTGTCACTACACAAAAGGTTATCATGGTAAGTATAAATCGCCCGTCCAAAGTCTATGATTTTGTAAACTTTTCCGAATGTTGGTATTTTGTAGGTTTTATCCTTGATTTTGTAAACAAAGTATTCCTTGTCTGTTTCTGAATACATAATATTGTTTGTGTGTAAATCATTGTGAGTAAAATTGTATTTTTTTTGATACACATAGAGCGATGTGATGATTTGAAAAATTGCGCTTTCTAATTCTTCAAGTTTTATATCTCCTTCGTCCAAAAGTTCATCCAAGGTATTTTTACATTTCTCAATGACTACAACTTGTGTTGGAAACTTGTTTAACAAGAGATACATTTTTTCTTCATCTTCTTCGCTCTCTTCTTCGCTCTCTTCTTCGCTCTCTTTTTCGCTGTCTTCTTCGCTGTCTTCTTCGCTGTCTTCTTCGCTGCCCTCACTTTCGTCTTCCTCGTCTTCGCTTTCTTCTTCGCTGTCTTCTTCGCTACCCTCACTTTCATCTTCTGTATCATAATCTTCGTCTTCACTCTCGTCGTTCTCGCTATCATCATAATTATTCAATGTATCATTATTATCAAACTGATATTTTAGAGATAGTTGACCCTCTTTATTTTCATCACAATCATCGACCAACAAGTCATTTACGCTATTCAATGATTGCGATACATTGTCACCCGAGTTGTCATCTGGGTGCACTTCTTCAAGATCAATCGCGTCAATTTCTATAGTAACATCATCGTTATCTTCGATGTTTAATATTTCCTTTTTGTTTTGCTGAAAAATATCGTTTGCTTCGTTATCTTCAAAACGAAATCTCTTTCCTAAATTCTGAGTGAAATAATTAGAGTCACATAAATATTCTAAATCATCTGATATGTTTATTTTGCAATTCTGTTTCTGACAAATGAACATGTCATAACATTCAATACCATGCAGAAAATCTTTGTCTTTTTTCAATGAGCCACTAATGTAATAAAATAAACTATCCACATAAGCATAGTTATTCTTGTCATAAATATATTTTTGATATTTACTTTCTGGATTTTTCTCTTCACTTCCCGGCAATATTGTTAAATCTTCATTCTTGTATTTTCCAGTCAAGTATTTCAAAAAGTCAACCAAGGTAATATACTTGACAAATACTTCCTTGTCGTTGTCATCTTTGTCTTTAATTCTAAAACAGTTTTCATCTTTTTTGCTGTTGTACTCTTTCACATTTTTTTCAATTTGAATATTCAAGAGTTCTTCAACTGGCGATTTCACTTTAACAATATCTTCAAATTCGTTGTTCGATATTTTGTTCAAATTGTCGTACAATAATTCTTGTTTTAGCATATCTCATTAATTTTATTATTGATATAATATTTTTAATATTTTTAAACTTATTAATAATGACAACTTTACATGATTTGGGTTCGTATATTCTGAGGTTTAAATTTGTTATCAATATATAAACAATGACATTAGAACTTAAAAAATTCAGTATGAGTCACATCACATTTAAAAAAGAAGAAAATAAAGGACCTGTCGTCGTCTTAATTGGTAGAAGAGATACAGGTAAGAGTTTCTTAGTTCGCGACCTCTTGTTCCACCACCGAGACATTCCATTAGGTACTGTTATTTCGGGTACTGAGGCTGGTAACGGATTTTACAGTGAGCATGTGCCAAAATTGTTTATTCACGATGAATATAGTTCGTCTATTATTGCGAATATATTGAAAAGACAGAAAGTAGTCATGAAACAAATGAACAAACAACTTGCCATGTACAAAAGGTGCAATATTGATCCAAGAGCGTTCGTTATTTTAGACGATTGTTTGTATGATAATTCATGGTCAAAAGACAAATTAATGCGTTTACTATTTATGAACGGCAGACATTGGAAGATTATGCTCATCATTACCATGCAATATCCGCTGGGTATTCCACCGACACTAAGAACCAATATTGACTATGTATTTATTTTGCGCGAACCATACATTGCAAATCGCAAGCGTATCTACGAAAACTTCGCTGGTATGTTTCCTACATTTGAATCATTTTGTCAGGTAATGGATCAATGTACTGAAAACTACGAGTGTCTCGTGATCAACAATAATGCGAAATCAAATAAATTACAAGATCAAATCTTTTGGTACAAAGCGCAAGCACAAAAAGATTTCAGGTTGGGATCAAAAGAATTTTGGGAACTGTCCAAAAATATTGGTTCGGACGACGAAGAAGAAGCTTATGACCCTCAATCCTATGTGAAAAAGAGCAGTGGACCACGAATCAATGTAAAGAAAAATAAATGGTAATAATGTGGGAGATTATTCTTTGTATTTGAAAACATCCACACTATGCTTGTATGAACCAACTTCGCGTGGACTCACTTGCTCAATGTGGTTCGAATTCTGGCAATAATAGAGCACCTTGGACTTTTTTATCTGGAGAGCCTTTTTGAGAGAATTTAGCGATAATTTCTTAGTATTGTTTTCCTTCAAATAATCACGCACAATATTACTATCAAGTTCAACAATTTTGTTTGCTTGTTTGGATTTTTTACTGTATTTTACTTTCATGATTTTTCTTCTAACTATCTACAATAATAATACTTTTCTCTTTATTTAATATTTAAAACATATTTAGTTATATTAAATAAAGAATATACAGCGTTCACTCCAAATTTAACTCCAAAATATTTATTTTTTCATATCCTTTGTGTTCTTTGTAACATACTTTGCATCTTTTCACCCAGTGTGGTTCTTTTCGTGAAATTTTTGTGTTGCATATTTTATTATCTGTCCCAAGGCAACATCTTTCATTAGTATTAATATTAGTATTATTACTGGTATTGTATTCCTTATAACACGAAATACATCTTGTTTTCCAGTGTGGTTCTTTTCGTGAAATTTTTGACTTGCATATTTTATTATCTGTCCCAAGGCAACGCCTTTCATTTTTATACCATTCTTGTGTTTTGTCTTCTTCCGCAATTTTTTTTCTTCTTGCGGCTAGGAACTTATCCTTTGATCTTTTTATTTTAAGATTTTTTACCTTTTCTATAACACATGAATTTGTAATGGTACTTTTCTCAACACAAACATTTCCAACAATTGCAGATGCGTAGTCGCCATCAAATTTATATACCTCTCTAATATTATGCCCACAACAACATTTAGTGTCATAAGCAATTGGTATAATAGAAATATTTTGTTTGATTTTTTGTTTGGAGAAATCTTTCCAATCGTTACACTCTACTAAAACAGATTGTGCGAAACAAAGACATATAATAAACGCATAATAGTCTTTGTTACCAAATACCCCTTCATAACAAATATCTATTTTTTTGCGAAACAAATTTAGATGCTCTCGCAATACTTCTGCGAGTTCTTCATCAATAAGTGTTCCATTTTGTATATTGTATGTTTTTCGTGTTTCATCCAGTAGTTTTATTAATTTTTCATTGTAAACAATCTTTGTTTTGTTAACTTGTCCTCCCATATCATCTCGTATGAAGTTTTCCATCTTGGGTAATATAGTAATAATTTTATAGGAACATTTTTAATCAATTTTTTCATTTTTTTACATTTAGTTATATTAAATAAAGATTCATGATACCAAAAAAAGACAAAAACGGTTTGATTGTATTTAAAGATTATCCGGAATTTACACCGAATTTGACACCACAAGAAATTTTTGAAATGGGTAGTTTTGGCGGCACTTATTGGCGTCCAATTTACTCCAGTATATTGAAGAAAGAATTCAAAGACCAGCATAAAAAATATCCAAAGACTTGGTGGAAAAATGTGCCGGAAAAATGGCTCACGACTCCATGGGATGAATACGATAAATCCATTAATAAATATGGGGTGAAAGTTGGCACGACCTTGGAATTCTGGGAAGAGAAACAGTGGATTCGAGAAACCCATCCGTATGGCTGGGTGCAATGGTATTGTGATTTTTATTCTGGGAAGCGAAGCCCTGACGATGAACGGCAAATAAAGCGGTGGGTAAGCACGGCTGGACCTAAAAGTAGATTCCGAAGAAATTTAATCAATCAGATTCATAAAAAAAAGACAAAATATGATGATTATGAAGTAAGTCCTAAAATTAGACAAACATTACAACATTGGGGATATGAACTTCAGAAGAGTGATGTTAAAAAATAATATGTTTATTTTATATGATGAATAGAGACATATTATTGTTCTTCGTTTTATTTTTTTATACATTTCCAATATTTTTGGTTTATAAAAACTATAAATGTAATAATAGTGTATCAAACATTATTTGTGATAAACAATGTAAATTTTACATATTGTTTTCATGTTCTTGATGGCTATTTCAACTGTCTTATATGAATTAAATAGAAATGATGTATACTCACAATTATTTATTTTTACCATATTAATAAGCATCGGATTTTTAATTGTATTTGATGAGTCATACATGATACACTACTTTTTTGCTGGGGCAGTATTCTTATCTGTTATGTTCTTCATGATTTATCATACAATTGTAACAAAAAATATAATTTTATTTATTTCGCTTATATTAGCTATAATCCTATTATTATTTATTATCTTTAATTTACGGCTCAACTTTTTTTATACAGAAGTAATTTACATATTGAATTTTGCTTTTTATTATGTGTATTTACATTTAATTACACCCACAGTTAAAGATTCTACAACAACTCCTCCATCTCTTTCAGCTGACTCAAAATCTCTTGTTTAAACAAGTTGAACGTTTGTCTTTTATCCGGATATTTAATGTTTTTTCCGTCTCTTTTTCTTGCCGATTGACTTACGTGTCTTTTTCTTGCCGATTGACTTACGTGTCTTTTTCTTGCCGATTGTCTTACTTCGTTTATTTTTTCTGCGGTTCTTCTTACCTGAACCACCATTCATGTAAGCAAAATCAACAAGATGTTCTGGTAGTAAAGAAGAATAGTTTAACCAATCTAATATTCTCTTTACTTCATTCCAATTATCATCAATTATACTATAATCATCATCGTCGTTGGCCTTCTGTTCGTGGACTTTAACATAATCATACATTAACTTATACATGTTCTCATTGCCGAATATTAATTCAACATCGTTGATAATAACATTATCATCTTCTCCGATTTTTGTCCAATAATCACTCCCCTTATATATTATTTTACCTAAACTATTAATTACATCATAAACGTCAATTATAAACTTAAATATGTTTTTATTATTATCCTGATCTAACCCAGACAAACTTTCAAACCAATCAATAACAATTATATTTGCGTTTGGTACCAGTTCATTCCCATTCCATGGTAATAAAAGATTATCTCCAGTTAAATCACCATGTGTATAACCATGTTCCCAACAATTAGTTTTTAACCAAAAAATTAAGTTGTTTCCGAGTGTTTTGACATCGTCGAAGCAGATGTTGTATAGATAGTCTTTAACATCATTAGTAATATTATCAAATCTGGGAAAGTCAGAATGAAATGTTTTCACTGTTATCTGCTGATAATTATTACTCCAATAATAATTTTCAAAAGCAGTATGACCTGATAGCCAGCCACCATCACGGAATAATAACTGTATGAATTCTATTTGGTCAGAATCACTAATGTTTTCTGTTTCATAATTACCACTATCTACCTCCATCGCCGCCATTATATAATATAATATAATAATAATCCTAATAAAAAATATCCAAAGACTTGGTGGAAAAATGTCCCGGAAAAATGGCTCACGACTCCATGGGATGAATACGATAAATCCATTAATAAATATGGGGTGAAAGTTGGCACGACCTTGGAATTCTGGGAAGAGAAACAGTGGATTCGAGAAACCCATCCGTATGGCTGGGTGCAATGGTATTGTGATTTCTATAATGGAGAGAGAAGCGATGACGATGAACGCCAAATCAAAAGATGGCTAAGCACAGCTGGACCGAAAAGTAGATTCCGACGAAATTTAATCAATCAGATTCTGAAAAAAAAGACAAAATATGATGATTATGAAGTGAGTCCTAAAATTAGACAAACCTTACAACACTGGGGATATGAACTTCAGAAGAGCGATGTTAAATAATAATATGTTTATTTTATAATCGGTAACATAAGTATAGCTTTTGGCTTATTCATATTATTCTATGTGTATATATTTTGTTCCATTATGATTAAATTTTCAACTACCTGTAGAAAGAAGAGTCGTAGCAGGCGTATCTTCGTGTGCCTCGCAAAACGATTTGAAAAAACTTTCATAATCTAATGTAATATCATAATCAAGATCTGGATATTGATACGTGACATGTGTATTATTGATATGTATTATTTTTGCAAGTCTATTTTCAGAATTCAACCAATACCTTTTCGGGTTGTGCAGATTCGGTTTCATCCATCTATTTTTTACAAGTTCTAAAATACTTCCATCAAGACCCATCCAAAATGTTCTTACTTTGATATCTGGAAAATATTTCGGCATTCGTCCTAAAACATCTTTGTGTTGTCTTTCTTGACTTATTGTATGATCTCCGTAATAGTGAGCATATGCCCCACAATCTTCATGATCAATAAACCACACTTCTTTTGCACCGTGAAGTTTACCTGCCAAATCTACATGACTAGATATAGTCTCTTTCCACGCAGATAACTGACAACGGCACTCAGAACTCAAGTGATGACGATTTTCAAGACCAACTGATAAAGCGGAACCAGCAACAGAAACAAGATCATATTGACCATAGTATCCGTGATTGTTCAACATTGTAATGGTTTCGGCGACCATTCGCAAATCCATGCAAGAAACAACAACCATCTTCGCAATTTTGTTTTTCATATTTTGCGATGAATATTTCGCCATGTTTAATTTCAATTTTAAAACATATTTATTGCTGAAATATAATATTTTATATACAGGAAATGTATATTCTCGAAAAATGCCACCATTCACTCCTTTAAATATAAACGAACTCACGCCAAGAGAAACCGAAATATTGGAAGAATATACGACCGGAGAGTCTCTATGGATAAATAACTATTTGAGAAATAGAAATATGGAACAACTATCAGATTCTCAAAAAGACAAACTTCGCAACAGTAGCATCCATCTGAATAATGTTATCAACCGCTCTCATGTCAGCACCAGCACAACAAAAGTCTATAGAGGCGCAGAGGCAATGGAAGAAAAATGGAAAAACTTAAAGCCGGGCGACGATTTATTATTTACACAAAAAGGTCTCATTTCTACAACATTTCAAAAAGATGTTGCGATCAGTTTCACTGAAGATGACTGCGATTGTTGTTTGCTTGTGCTAACTTTGCCGAAAGGAACCAAGGGACTTTACATATCAACTGCTTCAGGGTTTAATGAACTAGAAGAAGACGAGTTATTGTTACCACATGGGTCAAAATTCCAGGTCACTTCGCGCAAGAAGGTCAAATATGATTCTAGAGAAATTATCACATATTATGCCACTTTGATTTCACAACTATAATTTCAATCATTTTTGAAAAAATTGAAATTATATTTTCAATGGAAAGAGAACTACCACAACACAAGAAACACATGAAAGCATTGCTACAACCACACGTTCAAGAAGCGCTTTTTGAGAAGGCATTTAATTATGTCAAGGGAAAACACAATAAAGTAAATCTAGAAACATGTTTAAAAGAATTATATAATGAAAAAATGGATAAGGATTATGTTATTTGTGTTTGTTTGGCATGTATCAGCTTAATTGAAATGAGATCAGAAGATTTTGAAATCATAGAAGAAGGACTCACGCAAAAGATGAAAAAATCTGTTATGACGCAAGCAGCACAGCAGTTGTGATTAGTTGTCCTCTATTGATGCTTCTTCATTTGGCATTTCTTTCACAGTAAATAACGCATTGCATTCGTCGTCAAATGCTTCGTTGTCAACGCAATCATCAGACTCGTGAGAACAATCGGACGAAAGTGAAGAAATAGATTCATCTGATTCAGTTTTTTCTTGTTGAATACTTTTTGACGAATCATCATCTTTGATGGTATGATTGTTGATTTGTCCGAAAAACAATTCTATTTTCTCCAAAAAGTTGTGTAAAATATTATTGTGCAGTTTGTGATAAACACAAATGTAGTTTCTGTGTAAATTATTGGTCATATACAATTCTTGATTGAGATGTTGTTGATTTATAATATAGTTATCCAAATTGATACCATAATATAAACTTTCCTGTCGCGTATTTATCTTGTTCTCATTTTCAGTATGAATTTCATACACTTTTTTGATAATATGAATCACATCTTGATGTATATTATTTATAATATCAAAATCGTATGATTTAAAATTATCCAAATCTTTATATACTGGATATGTGCGCTTTTTTTGAAACTCTTTGATTGTTTGGTATTGTTTTGGTAATAACTTTTCCTGCAAATAATCGTTCATCATAAAGAACAATTTGTAATAATCGCCATAGATTCGATTGTCAATATAACTATACAATTTCAACATATTTTCAAACTCCAATTCTATCAGCTTGTTTTGAAAGTGTACTGAGTCAAGACCAAAATAGTTTTTGGACTCTTTTTCAATGCATTCAATGTAATTTTGTTTAATGGAATGTTTGATTTTTTCAATATCTTCAATGCGTTTTTTGATTGCGGAACGAATTTTTATGATATTTTCAAAACCATTATCAATCTCCTTGTATATTTTTTTGTCCATATAGATATATTAATGAGTGAGAAAAAAGAAAATGATGAAATTGTTGTAATCGAATGGACGGAGGGACACGAAAAGATACTCATCGACTGGGCTGACAAAGCCATGTGTTACAGATGGTTACACGCGCGTAGTCATCAAAGGTTTTCTAAAATAAATACATATTTTACAATACCTGTTATCATAATGAGTACATTGACTGGAACCGCAAATTTCGCACAGGATCGTGTGCCGGAATATTATAGAGGGTATTATTCCATGGGTGTGGGATTTGTCAATATTTTGGCTGGTATTATTACCACCATTCAACAATTTTTGAAAATATCTGAGCTGAATGAAGGACATCGTGTTAGCGCCATTGCGTGGGATAAGTTTTATCGTAAAATCAAAGTGGAGTTGTCAAAACCGGTCCCTGAAAGACAAAATATAACGGACTTTTTGAAGAATTGCACGGAAGAATTTGACCGATTGATGGAAACCAGTCCAATCATTCAAAAGCAAACTATTGAATTGTTTCAAAGTACCTTTTCTGGAAGAAAAATGTCAGATGCGCAAAAAGAAGCATTTTTGAAATTGAAAAAACCTGAAATATGTGACTCTCTCGAGTCAGTGCAATCTTCTCTTTACAAGCAAGATATAGGAGAAAAACTTAAGACAGATTATAAACAAATGCTTACTGATGTTGTTACCAACAAAGTGAATGATAGTGCTGAAGAACTTGAAAGCAAAAAGGGCGAGTTGATAAATCAATTTGTCACTTTATTTGAAAGCGAAATGATGCGCAAACCTACATTGAATGAATTATATTCTAATCTTGTTTCGGATAGCACGCAAATTGATAAAGAGTATTTGAATGCTTATTGGTTCAAAACAAACCGCCGCGATTCCACGGTTATCAATATTGATGGTGAAGGCGAGAGTAAGGGAGAAAATGGGGATGTTGAAATGGCAACATTGTAATTTGATTACAATTTAAATATATTATTACTATTTTATTATGCGACATGTACTTATCATTATACAATAATTCCCCTGTATATGGTTATATTTATAAGATAATATTTCCGAATGGTAAATGTTATATTGGTTTGACGGTAGATTTAGACGCGCGGTGGAAACAACATAAATGGTCTGCGAAAAGCGGTAATTATAATTATTTACTATATCGTGCATTAATAAAATATGAAATGGTAGATACTTTTATAATGTGGATAATTGATACAGCGGAAACAGCGGAAGAATTATGTGAAAAAGAAATAGCACATATTGAAATACATAACTCTCATTATAAAAGTGGAAATGGGTATAATATGACTTATGGCGGAGAAGGATTTAATGGGTATATTCGTACCGAAGAGGACAACCGTAAAACTAGCGAAAAAATGAAACAATATTATATAGATAATCCTGAAGAAAGAGAAAAAAGGAGCAAAATAATGAAACAATATTATAAAGATAATCCAGAAATTATACAAAAAATGTCTGATAGCCAACTAGAACGTTTTAAAAATCCAGAAGAAATAGAAAAAACTAGAAAAGCGGCAGTAAAACGGTTTGATAGTCAAGAAGAAAGAGAAAAACACTCTATAAGAATGAAGAAACGTTTTGTAGATAACCCGGAATTAAAAGAAAAAATAAACAAAGCACAAAAACAACGTTTTATAGATAATCCTGAAGAAAGAGAAAAACAGAGCAAAAGAATGAAACAATATTATAAAGATAATCCAGAAGCAAGGAAAGAATACGGTGAAAAAATGAAACAATATTATAAAAATAATCCCTCTTGTAAATATAAAATATTAGATTGTAAAGGTCAAAATAAACCATTTGATGTCTTCAAAATAGATGGAACATATATAAAATCATTTAATTATCAATGTGAAGCGATGAAATATTTACAAACGACTTATGATATAAAAACTCGGATTAAAATTTGTTCAGTTCTACAAGGAAAACGAAAATCTTCTCACGGATTTACATTCAAGTATAAGGAATAATTTTTAAACGACAACTTTATAAAAAAATTGATATAGATAGAATATAAATACTATTGGACAATTCATACAAGAGATACTGTAAAATGTTGTGCGTAAAGAACAAACACGAACGCGACGATAATATTGAGTTTCAAGAAAACGGGCACATTTACTATGTAAAGAAAAAGAGAGGATACAAATCCATCACAACTGTTGTACACAACGCGTTTGAAAAGTTTGATTCTGATGCTATTATTGATAGAATGATGGCCTCTAAAAATTGGGAAAACAGCAAATATTATGGAATGACCAAGCAAGAAATTAAGAAACAGTGGAAAGATAATGGTGCTGAAGCAGCCCAGTTAGGAACAACAATGCACTATTTGTTTGAATATCACTACAACAATATGTATGATAGTGAGTTGTCTAGTCATCCAAAATTTTTCCAAGATTTTATGAACAACAACGATTATGAAGATACAGTAGAATACAAATATTTCAAGAATTTTGTAGACGACCATCCAGAGTTAGTTCCTTACCGAACAGAGTGGTCTATTTATGATGAAACAAACAAGATTGCAGGGTCCGTGGATATGACCTTCATGAATGAAGATGGTACTCTCAGCATTTATGATTGGAAGCGCTGTAAAGCAATCGAGCGATTTAATAATTTCAACAAGTCTTGCATTGTTGAAGGTGCTGGACACATTCCAGACACCAACTATTGGCATTACTCTCTTCAGCTGAATCTATACAAGATGGTCTTGGAAACCAAATACGGATTTACGGTGAAAGATCTTCATCTGGTTGTCATTCATCCAGATAACGAAATCAATAATTATGAGAAGATAGAACTACCTTTTATTCAAATGAAGGACTTGAAGAAGATTATTGCGTTTTCTCGTTCCAAACTGTTCTAAACTGCGAGGCAAGTATTTAAATAAAAAATATGTTGTGTTTACAAAATATTTTTTATTTTATTATTTCACTATTTTATTGTTGTTGGTTTGTCATTTTATGAAAGCATACGCCCCCCACTTCCGGTTGAACCAAATCCACCGCTTCCACGGCGAGTTGTACTCAATTCTGAATCCGATTCTACAATAACTACCTTAAATGGCGACAATGTAGGAACACAAATCTGTACAAGACGCTGGTGTTTCTCACACTTTACCTCCTGTGATGAATAAACAACGTCAAACATTGCACCCAGATTGCCACGATAACCACTGTCAATAATTCCTACATTATTGGCTAGACGAAACTTAGTTTTAGAAATACTTGAGCGTGGATACAAACAGAAACCATTTGGAATGTTTTCACGATTTACGTGACGTACCATTTCGCATTTGATAAAGAGGTCCACTTTATTTACTTGTTCAGGGATCATGTCTTGCTCCTTTGGAACAAATACGTCAAACCCACTATCTGGAAAGTGATTATGAATCATACTCTCGTTATGTTTAAGAGCATTTGCGCGGTAAATATCTTGAAGATCTGGTGAACAATTCTGAACACTGAGATAAAGAGTATACTCTGGTTCTACGAGGACCGACGTGGAAGTTTGTGTTTCAGACTCGCGTTGAATAAGGTATGCCATTTCTTAATGCTTGATGTTACTTGTCGAGAAAACTTTAAATGTTTTCAATTTTATTTTAAAATATTGGATCTGAGAAATATCATAAAGTTGTATGTGTAATATATCGCAAGAATAATCGCGACTAATTCGTTTAGTGAAATGGTAATAACATATTGTTCATTGTCATTAGTCTCGATAGTCGTCATTGTTAACATTAGTTGATATATTTTTATACGTTGTTTCAATTTTATTCCTTCAATTTTGTTTTCCAAATTATAAAAAGTAATATATCTTGTCAATTTCAAATATTTTATTTTTTATTAAAATATTGAAATACATAAAGTTTAAAAAGACAAATACCAAGAATAGCAACAACAACTCCCCCAATTTTTCTTTTTTTAACATTTGAGTGTCAGATAAAACAAAATAATCTACAAAATTGTCCAACATATATGAGCTAATCACCGACGCAATAATCGCAACCAAAAATAGAGCATATAACCTTGTTTCTATGATTTTTATGAATGCTTTCCCGAGCGGTATTTTACATATCAAATCATAATGGTAGATATAAAAAAATGCTAGCATACCTAAAGAAAAGATAGATGATATTAACTTTGTCATAAACATGGGTATATTTGTGAATATTTTTATTGGAAAAGACAACAGCACAGATGCCGTTGAAATCGGTGTTGTGCATACGGTCAACGACCAAATGAAAAGAGACAGTTTGAATCCACGATCTATTCCATTCTTCATTCCATAAAAGATGAATATGAACAAAAAAATAATTGAGATAATATTGAAATACTGTCCTTCAACCATATTTTTTGTCTTTTCTTTTTCATTCATCACGACAAAAATGAGAGACTATATAAATAATATATATAAAAATAACTTTTCAATGAATAAAAAGATAGAACAATATCAATAATGTCATCGAATTTTAACTTATTGACTTATATTTTTATATTTTTCTCACAACTCGACAACTTTTTTCATAATTTCAATTTCATCGTATACTTTGTATTGAATTATTTCAACTATCGTATCTATCAACTGACGTCAAAGGAAAAACGGAACATTCTCTTCAAGAAAGTAACAAACTACAAATTTCTTTGTAACAAGTACGATGAAAATAATGAGCCAATCGGGATTATCATTCACAAAAGCGCATTTCCACATTTTCTGATTTTCAATCGTTCATATCATCAAGAATTTGTCACGATTATTTGCAAAAAATCATTTTACAGAGAACTGAACGAAGAAATAAAAATCAAGGAAGAAATAGATCTAGATGAAGAATATGTACCTTGTAAACACACCTCAACATCATCGTCAAATATAACTTATATGACAAAACGAGGAGAATACGGTTACTTTGAATATGGAACTCGTGTGGTCAATTTAGAAAACATGGCAATTCATAAAACACTCACATTTTACGATAGCCAAAAACAATTATTTCGCGATATTATGAGATTCTATAAGAACAATCACTTTTGCAAAATATACTTGAGTGGAAAACCTGGTTGTGGAAAAACATTCTTTGCTTATTTGATGGCTCATAAATTAGGATGTTACTTATGCGATGTTTACAAGGGTAACGAGCCGTCCAGCAATTTCAATGAAATTTACACACGAGCAAGGGTATCCAGTGAAAAGCCAATGATTGTAATATTTGATGAAGTAGACATTCTCATTTCTGAAATTCACAGTGAAGTCAAAATCGAGCACAAAAAATACAATAAGGAGATTCATGACAAGACATCGTGGAATTCATTTATGGACAAGATTGAATATGGAATGTTTCCGTATGTCATTATTTTGATGACCTCAAATAAAAGACATCGAGAAATAAGTAAGTACGATACTTCGTATTTAAGAGACGGTCGCGTCAATATTATCAGAGAATGGTAATAAAATTGAATCTCTTTTCTATTTTTTGAAGAAACCAACGGACTTAATCGGACGATGATATCCTCAAAAGAGAAGCAGGTTTATGATGCAATGAAAGAAAAATACAATTCTCAGAATAATCCGAACATGAAATACAAAAAAGATGGAACGCTTGACATGCGTTATCGTGAGAACATGAAATTGTTCGGTGAAGAATATAAAAAAATAATGTTACGTGAGAATCGCAAATACAATCATGTTTGTAATGATCATTGTGAATCTTATCGTAAAGATATCTTGGAAATGACAGAAGAAGAAATAGTTGAGGTTTACAATAAAATTGAAATCACACGGCACTGATAGTGTCAAGCATACCAGCACACCAAACCTCCAAGTCATTATGGCTGCTTCATGTTCTGTCTGCTGTGAATATTACAACAAAAGCACCCGCGCAGAAGTCAAGTGTTGTTTTGGAGATTGTAATTTTGGTGCTTGCAAGTCATGTGTTCGCAAATACTTATTATCGTCTACCAATGACCCGCATTGCATGAACTGTAAAAAGTCGTGGAATCAAGATTTTATGGCGATGAATTTAAATCGTAGTTTTGTTTCAAAGGAATATAAGGAAACCAGGATGGATTTACTTCTTGAAAAAGAAATGAGCAAGATGCCACAAACTATGGAAGCCGCTCAAAGAGAAAGAGATATTGAAAATGAGCGCAAAGAAATTGCTAAGATAGATGACGAAATACAACAACTCACTTTTCAAATCGGCGCATTGAATAAACAGAAGCGCCAAAATCGTGAAAGAATCTTTCGGTTAAGAAATATTTCGGAAAAAGAAAAAGGTGAGAAAAGGAAGTTTATTATGCCTTGTCCTGGTAATGACTGTCGTGGATTTCTCAGCTCACAATATAAATGCGAAATGTGCGAGATGTATACTTGTCCAAAATGCCTTGTCATCATTGGTCCAAATAAAAATTGTGAACACACTTGTAATGAAGATATGGTAAAATCCGCGGAACTTATCAAACAAGAAACCAAACCATGTCCATCATGTGGTACACGAATTTCCAAAATATCCGGTTGTAACCAAATGTGGTGCACCAACTGTCATGTTGCGTTCAGTTGGAGTACGGGAACCATTGATAATGGTCCTGTCCACAATCCCCACTTTTATGAATACCAAAAAACGGTTGATGCCAATGGGGTAGCGCCTCGTAACCCGGGCGATGTTGTTTGCGGTGGATTGTGCAATATTTACACATTGAGAACTACGATGAATACAAAATTCTCTAGAACTTCATTTTACCATGAGAATCGCAGTAAAATCAATAACTTGAACAACATTATTCAATCTCTCCATCGCGTTGGTCTTCACATTTCAGAGGTCTTACTGCCTCAATACCGTGAACAGGCGCGCGATATTGACCACAATGAGTCGCTACGCGTTGAATATATTCTAAAGAAAAAATCAAAAGAGGAACTTCGTTCGACGATCTATCAAAGGGATTTTACACGACAGAAAAACAAAGAACTCCTTTACATTATGGAGTTGATTAATGTTTCGCTGATTGAAATATTTGCACAAATAGTGACAAGTAAAAATGAATGTGCTTCTTTCGTGACCGAACTTGAGAATTATCTTGAGCAAATTAAAACCCTGTTCAAATATTGTAATGAGCAGTTGGAAACTATTAGCGTTTCCTACAATCGGTCTGTTCCAACACTATTATATTGTGAAGTTGAAAATAAATACTACAAGCACGATAAGAATCATATTTATGAGTGGTGTATTGTAGACAGAAAATTTTACAGTTACTCGAAGAAAAAGAAGCAATATAATGAAATGAAGAAACCACAACCCACAGAGACGACCAATGGTAATAATGGTGCTGCGAGTGAAAACTAGAGGTCCTGTGATGTGGTGATGTGGCAATAATAATTATTAAAAATATATATTTTTATTTTTCAGGCTATAGTTATATTGTGAAAAATGAAGGCGAAATTTCTAAATATAGATTGGAAGTTGTTTTCCAGTATATTTGTGTTACTATTGATATTTGATGCGATTTACATTTCGCTATTTAGTAATTTTTTCAGTAAACTATTCAAATCTGTTCAAGGAGGACGAGCTCTTTCCATCAAATACAGTGCGTTTGTGATGACTTATGTCTTCATGGCGAGTATTATCTATTATTTTTGTTTCGTGAAAGGATTTACATTAAGTGATATGTTTTTGCTAGGAATAAGTATTTATGGTGTTTATGAACTGACAAATTATGCTACGTTACTGGATTGGAATTTGAAAATGGTAATTATTGACACTTTATGGGGAGGTCTACTCTTTTCTTCTACTGCGTTTGCAGCCAAAAAATTGAACTAGAACATGAGTGAATGACGATACGAAACATCATACCATGGATAATCGCCTTTTGAGTCAGTTACCAGATGAATTATACAGAGTTATTATGGAATACAATAGTTCTTATATGAAAGAGATTCCAAGATGGAATGAAAAGACAAAAAAATGGCGTAGTCACTGCAACGTAAAGTGTTGTGTTTGCAAAAAGCCAAGCCCTACAGTTGCTCTGTGCCATTTGTGTGACCGATGTATATTTAATAAAACGACGAAATGCTGTGATAACACACTTATCTGCTGGAGTTGTGCACATTGATTTAATCTGAAACCATTCTTAAATAATAAAATTGATTTTTTTGTTTCGCGTTTAAGAACAAGTGAAGCCGCACACGCGATGTCTAGTATGAGCATGACCAGAACATACGAACTTCCACCAGAGTTGTGGGAAATTGTCATGGGGCATTTTCACAGTTCTTACAAGAAACCACTACATTACCAAGCTATGATGAGTTGTGAGTATTTTACTCGTCGGCGTAATATCAATATTCATTGGGGGCTTTCTCCGCTGTGCAATCATACGAAATATGGCGTGTTTGATTCATTCTATATTTGGATTGTACTAAATAACTGGGTTTATTGGGAATTTGACGATATTCCAATGACAAAACCATCTCTAAGTCTGGTGCGAAAAGTGGCACAAGGGCATGTTAAGAAAGAATTTGAAGATATTTGGTTCATGTATGCTTCTCACAGTAGCGAATACAATTTGTTGTCCAGAATTCATTATTGAATTAAGTATACATGAACTTAAAAAGATAATAGATCAAAACCATTTAAATAAATAAAATTATAAATGATTATAGAAATTATTTTTAATTTATGGCGTCGGTTTTGTATCGTATTATTCCGCTTCGGGTGCTACGTAGAACTACTGGTGTAAAATTTGATGAAATCGTACCGTCGGATATTCCTAACATAGACGGCATTGATCGGGTGATTCACGGACCAAATAGTATATCTCCTGGGCCGGTTGAAGAATCGACGCCGCCCGTAAAACGTCCTTGGTATATGCATCCGGGACAAGATGATAATTTGATGGTGCTACAGGGTACGCGATATGTAGACATTTTCAATCCCACGAACAAAGAAAGGGCTTCGTTCATTATTACTCCAGATAAGGTCTACAAGAATGACAAATTATATTATGATGGTCCCGCAATGATTGTTTGGCCTGCTGGAATTTTTCATCGTATTATTAGCGGCGAAGAAGGTAGTATTAGCGTGAACTTTTCAACTCGCACCAGTAAGTTTGATATAAAAGACAACTTTAACGTGTATGATCTGAATGTATTCTCCGGTGAATATCGTGTAATCAAAGATGGTTCGGAAGATCAACCTGTGCACGAATATAGTTACCCGAACGATGAACTTAAAGAATTATTCAAACAATATTAATATAATTATATGTATTATGAGCGTAAACGCGAAAACTTTGATTGAATTTTGTAACAGTAATCATTTTTCGGATTCTGAGGATGATACTTCGGAAGAAGAAAGTGACGAAAAAGAGAAAAATGTGATAACTGAACAACCTGCTTCCGATAAAATTACTATTATTGTAGACTCAAGTAATGTTGATCAATATGAAGAAAATAAAAATATGTTTGAATGGGAAAATATAGAGTTTGCTGAACTTGATGGTCTCGTATTTGATGATTCTTTTTCTCACATTGTCAAAGAGAAAAATCTATGAAAAGTGACGCAATTTACTGACAATATGTCCGAGTGGTTAAGGAGATGGACTTGAAATCCATTGGGTTTATCCCGCGCAGGTTCGAATCCTGCTATTGTCGTATATAAATAATATCTTGTATTTGTATATTATATCAATATGCTGAAAAACTTGTTGGTTGTATTTTTGTTGGTAAATGCGCTATTTTGGGGCTTGGCGTCTCACAAACAGCATTGTAGAATTGCTTCGATGTTTGGTATGAAGAAATGCCCACCTCATTGGATTCATGTGTATATAATGGGACTGGGTTCTTTTCTTCTATCTTTATATTTAGTTCAAGGTAGTGCTGGTCTCTAGGAAACTGCTTACAATAATTTGTAATTGTGATGGAAGTCATCACAATGAAAATCCAAATCAATATAGCCACGTATGGCGATATATAAATTTTATAGTCATCGTCATTATTTTTTGTGAAATTCATAATATTGTAAATATATAATTATGTTTAAAAATATTTAAATACAATACGTCAACAGTAATTATTTAAACATGGATAGTTTGAATATTGAAAAGACAATTGTTTTTTGTGTATTGGGAGAAACGGTTACTTCTGAGTTCTTACGTTGTTGGACCGAGATTGTGGGTTATTGCCTTATGAACAAAATTAAACCAGTGCTTGCGACAGCAAAAACAAACGCGTTCAATTCTAAAATGTCTGTATTGTCTGTCAATGGTGAAGTCAACGCGCCGTTTGGCGGTAAACTTGATTATGATTACATCATTTACGTTGCCAAAGACTTTTTACCGTCGCTGGCTTTAGTAGTTGAACTAATCAAACAAGATTTAGACATAGTATCTTGCCTTTCCACAAACGAACGTAGTTTAAAACATACAAACTATATTGAAAATTTTGATTTGAATAGCACAAGTGGGGCTTCGCAAGAATATTGCAAGTTTGAAGAAATTCAGGATATGATGAAAACTATAAAAGAATACGAAACGAACATTCGCGATGCTTCTGGAAATTTGAAAGAGGATATCGAATCAATTGAGAAACCATCTTCGCTAGTAAAAGTCAATTATGTAGATTTTTCGGTTATTTGTATTAAAAAGGGTGTATTTGAAAAACTACAAATGCCGTGGTTCAACTACGACGGAAAGACCAACAGCATTTCCGGTGATGTTTACTTCTGCAACAAATGCAAAGAAGCCGGTGTAGATATTCATGTAGATCTTCGCTTGATTGCGAGTTGTGAAAAAGTCGTGATTTGTTAGTTAGGAATAATCTAAAATTATATAAATATTAATTTATAACGTAAAATAATATTTATGAAACTGAAAAAAATTTTATTTAAAAAAGACAAGTATTTGTATGTAGATTGGGACTATTTAAAAGATAGTTATAATGATGGATATTTGAAAGGCGCCGATGTGTTCGCAAGATTGTTTGATATTGTTGAAGATGACTTATTTGCATCACGAGAAAAAGACGAATACGATCTAACATTCTATGATATTTATATTGAAGATTGGCTTTTATTTTCTTCCTTTGCCCGCAATGGTTATATTCCAAATACTTACGATATGGATAAAAATGTAGCTGATTTGAATTATTGCTATGATATTTGTATCAAGTTTGGCGGAGTTCCCGAATTTGAGAAATATTACAATAGTTTTTTTTGTAGTGAATCATCTACCGGCGAAGTTTCTGACAGCGACACCTATAATCCAATGACTCCAAGTGAAGATACAAAAGGATTATACAGTTGGCGAGTGATCACTTCGTTTACATCATTAAAAACAAATGAATCAGTCACTATCTGTGTAAGTAGCGAACCAATAAGTATATTTTACTGTCGGAAACCAATGACGACCAGCCAAGAACAAGAAAATGCGAATTGATGGTTAGATAATCCCATAATGTTTCAATTGAATATATTGACCTTTGCTTACTTGTGTTCGTGTTATGTTTTGTGTATCTCCGTAAAATATGCTCCTCAAATGAACTGGATTGAGTTCATCCCAGATTCGTTTTTCGTAGAGTAAATTATCCTCAAACAGAAAGCGTCTTACATATTTTAAAGAGAGAACATGTTTGGAATCGTAAATTATCTGTGCTGTAGGATGGCGCGGAATAAAGTGTAATATTTCTCTCTGTATTTCAACTGGTAAGTGTCCCATTTTCAAATTGATCTGGTGTTCACTTTCCATTTATCTGGATATGTTTGTTGAAAATATTCATTTCAATTTTTTATCAGTTCATGTCATTCTGTTTGAGAATCATGAATCATTGTCTTGGCGATTTATCGCCTCCATCGTGATAAATGCGACTGCATGAAGTGAATCGAACACTTCCATTGCAATTGCATCCGCTGTGCGTGCGAGTATTCTTTCGCTATGATTTCCCCCTTCAACGAACTTTTTGATTGTTTCTTGAATGTAGTCACACAAGTTCAAATCATCTCTTTCCGCATATGGCGTATCAAGTTCATAATTCACAACATCAATCAAGATGTTTTGATTTATTTCTTTTTTGACCTTTTTTTCACTTAATTTATCGCGACACAGCGCACATTTATTGCTAGTTCTCGCCAAATTCGAAAAACATTCTACGCAGAAAGTGTGTCCACACTTTAGTTTACACATATTGTCATTGATATTTTCCATACAAATAGAACACTCAAAATCGGGCGTTTGTTGGTACAAATACTCATGATACAAATCCCGAATGTATTTATGTTTCATACTTGGCGTTCCGTCGGAATTAATGTGGTTGATTTTCTCCAACTGATTCGTTTTCTTCAGATGTGCTAGAAAATGTTCCATTTCCATGGTTCACTTGTTTTACAAACTGTGCGTTCCGGTACCCTTCAAATCATTTGAACAACCGTTTCAATTTTATGGGAAATATTGTTTGATTTTTTCGATATTTGAAAACTGGATATCGCCAACTATTTTGTTTGAAAGTTCACAATTTTTATACAAAATCACCTCGACAATCGCAACCGGAGAAGACAAATAAGTGAACATAAAGTACAGTAATTCATAACAATAGGTGTTGTATATTTTGATCAGCGTTTTCTTTAAGTAGTGATATTTATTCTTTTTTAATGAATTTAAAAAGGAAGAAAAAATATACAGACACTGGAAACTGATATTTCTGACGTGTAAGTTTCGCGTTTCTATGACCAAGTTGAAGTTTTTCCGTGACTCATATTGTTCCTTGATAATATTTATGATTTTGTCGCAATCAGTTTGTGTTTGAAATGATGTTACGTCTAGATAAAAAGTGCGCGTATAATACGGGTCTGATTTATGAGTGTGCATTATTTCGTCCATCTCCATAGAAAAGCGAAATATATTTAAAAGTAGACTTTACGTTAATATCAATTTAGACATCGGAATCCCGTATTTTCATCCATATGTTTCCCAACATATTACCTCCAAGAACAACTGATTTGCCGTCACATATTTCACCTCTACCTTCCCACAATCTATTTTTCACCTTTTCTTTATTACATCTCATTGCTGGATGAATAAGAACTTTTCCGATTGTACTATTCAATACTCGTCTTACATCATCATCATTATCATATTTATATTTACAAATGTTGTATTGAACATCTAAATAGACTTCTTCCCATTTTTTGATTTCACTTATTGTCAGTTTCATGCCATATTTGCCCTTCCCACCCCGTTTTTTTACTTCGTTTTGAGGTAGACTTGAAAATTCTTGACCAAGTTCAAATTTTCTGGCGTATTCATATAATTCTTGTTTTCGGTTAAGATCATGCGTCGCCTCTCCTACTTTCATATACTTACTTCCATGAAAAGCAGCTTCACCAGAACCATATATTCGATTTTCGTCCAAAACAATCCGTCCTTCATAGAAGTTACTCAACTCTCTACCTTCTTTTTTGTTACTGAAGAAGTTAAAGAACATTTTCCCTTTTTTGTCGTCTTTCAGACAATTTATGGCGAAGTCTGTAACACAAATCATTTCAATTTTATTGTCTAAAGAGGCGAAGTAAAAGAGAATAAAACTTAATATTAAAATATGTGTTATAGGTAGAAGCCAATTATGAAATATCAGCTTATCTTTTTTTCTATTGGAGACTGGGGAGCAAATGCCACTCATGAAAATTCCGCCAAATTTGTCGCGAATGCAATGGCTAGTTATTATCCATATTTGAATCCATTTCCTAGTTTTATCGTTTCTTTGGGGGATAATTTTTACGAAAATGGTGTTTCCGGTATTAGTGATCAATTGTGGGATAGTGCTTGGTTTTCAGTCTTCATTAGACCGTTCCCTTCAATGCATAACATTCGATGGTTTTCTATTCTTGGAAATCATGATTATTATGGCGGTGAAAATAGTGTGAATTCTCAACTTGAAATGACAAATTACTCCAAAAATTGGATGATGCCAGATAAGGAATATTATTCATATGACAAAGAAACGAGTAGCTATCATATTTTTATCGACACCATCAAAATATATCCAGAATTGTATGACAAAACAAAAAATTTTTATACTTCTCAAGATACGACACAATCGTTGACTGTAATAGAAAATATGCTAATTCACGCAAAACAGCTAAAATGTAAATGGATATTTGTTTATGGACATTACCATCTATTTTCAAACGGATACTACGGAAATTACAATGTGATGATACAGCGCGTCTTACCTCTGTTACGAAAATACAAAGTTTCTGTTTACTTTTCTGGACATGAGCACAACTTTCAGCTTTTGAAATATGACGGTATATACTTTTGTGTGAACGGAGCAGGCGCCTACAAAGCACAATTAAATCACTACAATTCCAATATTGAAGTCAACATGATTTATGGAAATACAAATAATGGGTTTTTGATTCACAAATTGAATGACAAGTATTTAAATTTACAGTTTGTAAATGTAAATAACATTGCCGAATTTGAATATCATGTTCCGCATCCGGGACTCGAACCCGGGTCGGGCGGGTGAAAGCCGCCTATCCTAACCGCCTGGACTAATGCGGACTAAGTGGAAATACGACAACGGTGAGATTCGAACTCACGCGTGCACAGCACAATGGATTAGCAGTCCATCTCCTTAACCACTCGGACACGTTGTCATTTAATGCTCCTAGCAGGGATCGAACCTGCGACTTCCAGCTCATAAGACTAGCACTCTAACCAACTGAGTTATAGGAGCTTGGCACCCGATGTGGGACTTGAACCCACGACCACAAGATTAAAAGTCTTGCGCTCTGCCGACTGAGCTAACCGGGTTTGAACTTATTTTTACATATATACAAAGCAAATTGTATTTATATTATTTCATCGTAATATATTATCCCCTAAACTTAAAGGAAAATATCTTAGATTTATGTGAGGTTGATTGATTCATTTCATCGCGAAATCTTTGGTTTAATTTGCGGGTCAGTTTCGATTTGAAACAAGGGCGATTATCTTTTGTTTTCATATAAAAATATCCGTTTGCGGTTAACCAAATCTCAAAATCAGTAGGTTTCGTTCTCTTCGTATTACCGAAAACACTCATCGCTCGGACCATTGTTACAATATACAAATATTGTTTATGTGCTTAAATATTTAATCTTCTAGTATTTCAATTTTTATTGTATTGTAATAAAATTGATTTTGACTTCACATTTCCATAAGAAGGTAGCACTTTATATACAACAAGAATAATCATGGCATCACTTCAAGAAACAAACTACGCAAACGTTCGTCAGGAATTGGAAGAATTCGGATACTCAATTGTTCACAATGTTTTGACTCAAGAAGAATGTGAAAATGCTTACAATATGTTTCACGAATGGAAAAAGTCAATTCACGATCACGACTATATTCACAATAGTGTTGATCCACACGGTATTTACAAATATCATCAAGTTGGTCATACAAAACACGCTTGGTATATTAGAACTAGACCTGCTGTCCAGGACGTATTTAAGCAACTTTGGCGAACAAATGAATTAGTTGTGTCTTTCGATGGCTGCTGCTATATTCCAAAAAACGCAAATAAAAAGGACAAAAACTGGACTCATAGTGATCAAGCGCCTATCACAGAAGGACTTCAATGTATTCAAGGGTTTGTATCACTAACTTCCAATAAAGAACGCACCTTTGTGGCATACGAAGGAACACACAAAATTCATCATAAGTTTTTCAAAGATAGAAATATTCAAAACAGCAAAAACTGGAATCGGATCCCGGACGCAGATATTGAAAAAATGAGCGAACAAAGACGAGCGCTGGATGTTCCAGCAGGTTCACTGGTTTTGTGGGATAGTCGCACATTTCACCGAAATCAATATGGAAAACCGTTTTCAGAAGAACGAGTTGTCCAATATGTTTGTTATTTGCCCAAAAATCATCCTAAAAATACACCAAAAATGCATCAAAAACGTCTGAAATATTTTGAAGAAAAAAGAACTACTTCTCATTGGCCAGCTCCGATCCGCGTAAATGGTCTACAACCACAAACATATGGAAATGAAAGAAATGTAATTGATTATAGTTTGTTGGCAGAACCGGACCTAGAAGACCTACAAGAAGGTATTGAAAAACTGTTGTAGATGTAAGATGTAACATGTAAAATGTAGCAAATTAATTCTCAAATGTTGTATTTTGAACATTTAAATCATATATATAATCACAATCCTTTTCATTTTTTTTACTATTTTTCAACACAAGTCCACGGTTATTATATAACATAAGTAATATTTCCTTTTTCACTTCATTTATGACATCGTTTTCCTCCTGGTTTCTTAGATAATTTTTGAAAGATTGAATCATTTGCGGATATTTCTCTTTGTACTCTTGATACCAATTTGTCAACATGATTTCATTATATTCATATAGATCATCTACTTGTTCTTTTTTGTCTTGTATTTGCCACGCATTGTTTTTATACACCATCACATAGTTACCCTTTATGGACGAAATATAAATATTCATATTTTCTGGCTTCTTTTCATTGAAATGCACTTTCTCAATTAGCGACTTGACACAATGATTCACATCGCTGATACAATTTACATAATCACTATCGGTCAAATGGCTATAGTCAGTATTGTTATAGTCTAATATTTGAATATTATATACATTGTGATTTGTGATTGTACCATTATTTATGTTCTGTATCTGTAATTTATTCACCAACTTCTCTATCTGTTTCTGCATTTTCTCTAACTGATTGTCTTTGTTTGAAATAAGTTCATTGATCTGTTTGTCTTTTTCATTCAACAAACGCGCTAATTCTTTGAGGTCTTCATCGTTATTTTTCTTACAAGTGTATTTTATATGTCGATACATTGCCTGTTTTGTTGTGAACGATTTAGAGCAATAGTGACATGGGTGTCGTTCAGTAGATGGCTCCAGAATTTGATTGATCATTTTATTTGAGTTTGCCAATTTGAATGCCTTTTTATGTTTTTTGGTAGTCAAGTGTTTACAGTAATGTGTTTTGATATGTGTAGAATATTTACAGCATCTACAGTCATAAATCGGCATTTAAAATACTATATACTATAATTATAATAATATTTAAGTGTAAACAATATAGGTTCTTGATATTTTGTCGGAATCTTAATTCTTTGTCGGTTTCTTTAAGTTCACTTTTAATTATATTAATTGCGAATATAAAGACACGCCATCACAAAATTATACGCCGCGACACTGACACAATAACAAATATAACTTTTTTTTTGGAGAGTTGAATTCATAAACGATGCTAAAAAATGACAAAATATAAAAATGTTGACTAATTGTTGACTAAATTGTTGACTTTTGTTGACTTTTTGTTGACTTTTTGTAAAATCATTTTTTTACAATATTTGCGAATAGAATCACACTATAATGGTTTGAGGTTTATTGATAGAATTGTATTATTTTTTTTTGAAAATATAACTTTTTTGGGAAAAAGTTATATTTTGTAGAAAAAAAGTTATATTTGTCATTGTGAATCATAACAAACATAATATAACTTTTTTTGAAAATTCGCAGCATAAATATAACTTTATAACTTTTTAGTCAACATTTATATAACTTTTTTTGGAGGGGGGGGGAGCAACCTTTTCAAATTTTCAGAAATTTTAAAAATAAAAAAATAAAAATCAAATATTCCATTTATGGATAATTTTCACAGATTTTTACTTTTCTATTTTATCCTTCGATTGCAATCATCTTTCGTTTATTGTATAACATGACAAGTATTTCTTCCTTGATGTTATTCAACAATGTGTTTGAGTCTCTGTTTTTCAGATATGTTTTGAATGATTCTATAATATTTGGATACTTTTCCACATATTCGTCATACCATTGTTCCAAGACAAATTCATTATAGTCATATAAATCATCTACTTGAGATTTCTTGTCTTTTATTTGCCATTCATTGTCTTTGTAGATCATTACATACTTGCCTTTGATATTCGAAAGATAGATGTTCATGTTTTCCGGTTTATCTGAATTGAAATGTACCTTTTCTATTAGAGTTTTCACGCAATGATTACAATCCTTGATACAGGTAATATAATCTTTTGGTGTCAAATGACTATAATCTGTATCACCGTGATTCAATAATTGAATATTCATTGTATTGTTATTGATGGTTCCGTTATTAATAGTTCCGTTGTTGATATTTTGAATTTGAAGCTTGTTAATTAACTTGTCTATTTGCTTTTGCATTTTGTGAAACTGAGCATCTTTGTCTGAAATCAGTTCTTTGATCTGTTTGTCTTTTTCATTTAACAATCGCGCGAGCTCTTTGAAATCCTCATCTTTGTTTTTTTTACAAGTATATTTGATATGCTTACTTAATCCAGAGCGGTATTTGTATATTTTTCCACAATATTTACACTCATTACCATGTTTGATTGGAGTTTGTTTGTTTTGAATAACATTTGGATAACATTTGGATAACAGAGGATAACTTTGGATAACATTTGGATAACATTTTACTTTATCTTGGTGCTTTTTTGTTTTCAAATGTTTATCATAATTCCCTTTAATTTTCGCATCATAATCGCAGTGACTACAATAATATTTACTCATATATAAAATAGTAAATATTATATTTAAGTGATTTTTATTACTTTTTCATTACTTTTCATTACTTTTTCATTACTTTTCATTACTTTTTCATTACTTTTTTGAAACTTTTAAAAACAATAAATAAATGTTATTGGTATGGTTACAAATTATATAACATCAAATATGTATATTGTTACCATTATTAAGAAAAAGTAATGAAATGTTATCCATGGATAACAAAAAAGTAATGAGGGAGGGGGGGGGAATCATTTTTTCAATTCTCACAAATTTTAAAAATATAAAAAATAAATTTTTGATTTATGAATCCTGGATTGAAGGTAAAATTGAAATAAAATAATAACATATTTATTTTATAGGAGTCCTATGGAACATCTTCCAATACCTCATCTTTACAGAGTTACAAACAATCATTTCATTCCGTCTATCAATACAGTCTGGGTAAGTGATAGCGGAGATACTGTTAAAGTTACAAAGGTTTTATCGAAAAGAAGACCGGTCATTATTTGTTATAAAAATTTAGAACCAGAAGATAATTTTGGTAGTGAAGAACTTTCCGTATCTCTCCATAAATTCCACTCATTGTTTTCTTCTTTTGATTCTTTGTAATTCTTGCAATGAATTTATTGCGAAAATTGTAAACAATAAATTTATATTTTAAATGTAAGTTATGAACCACCAAGTTGTTATTGTTTTTTTATGTTATAGTATAAACCCATTCATACGTAAAATCGCAATAACACAGCTCAACGATTACACTGGTTATGCTTTAGTGCAGTTGACAACAATGGTGGGAAATTGTTTTTATTTGATACGAAATCAACACTTGCTTTCTTTGGAAGATGTCCGCGCTCAACATTTGCAATATTCTTTTGCTAGCAGCGCTCTGACCGTGTTAAGTTCATATCACATGACAAAACTACTCAAGGAGCATTCAACCGGTGACATCACAACACAGATCCAAGTTTTGACAATCATTACTAGTTTTCTGGTGGATTACATATTCAACGAAAAGGTCCTCACAAATAAGCAAATAATGGGTATATTTTTCATGATCAGCGGAATCATTTTATCCAAAAAATAGGCAACTAATCAATAAAAAATATTTGTTTTTGGATGTTTTTAAATTTAAAGTTTAATTATTTAATATTTAAATTTAAAGACCGGTTGAGGCTACCAACGAAGCTTGCGAGTGTGGCGCATTTGGGACGGCGAATGATTGGGGTTCTTATTGTATTTTTTAGAATTTGAATATTTGTAATTTACCCTTTTCAGCGAGGTTGTTTCATATTTATTGTGAGAGTTATAAATATTTTTGTAAAGTCTTGGCTCATTAAACTGAGCGGTTGGTGCTTCAAGAATCGCAAGCATGATGAGATGATTCATGATAGAGTTTATGGTGACTGATGCTACCTTTTTCACGAGACTTATCGGAGTTTCAATTTTTTAACGAAACTCGAAATACACGCGTCAAATCCACGCAATTTTTGGGTAATAATCTCCCATCATTTTCATGAGTTTATTTTGGTCGGCATTTGGCGTATCAGGTATTTCATTTACAAACTGTGGTAACAACTGTCTATAAAGTACACCGAAATATTCCGTCTGACCTGAACAATTGTGTTCATTTGTAGTCGGTGGAAATAATTGGAGTGTTATATTTTCTAGATTGTGACAAAACAAATAAAGACAAACTTCGCTGTTCTCATTTGAATGATTTCTCAGTACAATATCGCTGATAGTTTGCGTGGTTTGACGTGGACTACTCAGATCAACGATGCTCACCGAAAAATACCGAACATCATATTTTCCTCCAGCGATGTTCTGTATGGTGGTTGGATAACTTGGTAGTTTAAGTTGAATCTTGGCGCCCGTAAAACTATCCAGACTATTATTGTAAAACGCAATCATGTATCTTGCGTCGTAGTTTATAAATAAATTGCTTTTGTTTTGCGGTGGATAGAAGTTGTCATTTTCATTAGGTTTATACAGTGAATATTGCGGGGATGTGTCCTGGATATCAATCACTGGGCGGGATTTGTCATTGCAAGGTTCAACACGATTCCATTTTTGGTTGTAAAATAAAGACAAATTTGGAAGTTGAACGCCGCCTGTATTATTAATCCCCATATAAATGCGATAAATCAAAAGGTAATATTGGTCTTGATTCTCTTGATATTGTTCGTCAATGTTCAAATTTATTTGATACTTTAGACTATTGTTGTATGGTATAGCGGGATTATTGTACGGATTGGCGGGAGCGTTTATATTGACATCGTGTATATCCCAAAACGGTTCCCATGTTTGCAAGTCATACATTTCAAAAGAAAAATAACGTGAATTTGGAAAAACTCCGCCAAGTTTTATGAGTGAACTATTTATGACTGTGCCGTAATATTGAGAATTCCCATCAGGCCATTCTATATTCAATAAGGTGGAGTTGGCAATAAAACACCAGGCGCATGTTAGATTGTAGAACATCATTTCTTAGTCAGGGTTGTTTACATATTTTTAAATATTTTATGGAGAGTTATTATAAGTATGTCAAGCCGAAAAATATATAATACAGGAAAAAACAATTCGGCGCGCGCGCCGCTCGGCCAACCACCCCAAGATGTGTGGCAGCCAGGCCAACCACCCCGAAAGGCGTGGCAGCCACTAACCACCAACCACCAACCAACGGCGCCCCAGAAACAGTCGCTCTTATCCAAAGATGGTGAGCTGAAAGCGCAAGAAATAGAAGAAATAATAAATAAAAAACTCGGGGATATTTCAGATGATTCTGGGCTTGAAATAAAAGAGTTGCTAGAAGCTATTGTTAATAGCGGTCTTAAAAAAAATAGAGAAGCACTTGAAGCCGCAATTGAGTATGTAAAAGGAGATATTCAAAAATATGTAAATAAAAAACAAAAGACAAACAAGTCAAACAGCGAACATAAAAATAATCTGGAAGAAATGAAGATGAACATTATAGATAAAATAGAAGAATACAACTTCCCTGCCGCCGCGATTGAAATAGAATTGTCATCACAAGACGCCTCCCATGCCGCCGCGAATAAAACTGAATCGCACCGAGGTTCATTTTGTTGTGGAACAGGCGGGGGCATAAAAAAGAAACAAAACCGAAAAACATCTAAAAAGACAAAAGGGAAAAAAGAGAAAAGGGTTCGTAAGTGGAGCAAAAAATACAAGGATAGTATCAATTGTAAGAAACCAAAAGGGTTTTCACAGCGTCAACATTGTTTAGCAAAAAGTAAAAAAAGTAAGATGACGAAGAAAAATTGAAATCATAACTAAAACAGATAGATAAGTAAACACTCTCAAATCATGGATAAGATTGTTTTGGAAAATGATTACATTGACGTGTGTGATTTGAACAAGGTCAGCAAATCAACTAAAAAGTTAATTCTTGAAAGTTGGATTTACAAGAAAAATAAACATACACAAAAAGAATATTATGTTAAACCGCCACCCACTTGGATGAATGATGATCTTCAACAAAATACACGATTTAATTTGTTGAAGATTGCTTGCGAGCATCAACCAGAAACATATGAAGAGCAGTTAATGCGCGAACTAAATATCAATCCGCAAACAACATGATCATTTAATTTTCCGGGTTTTGTTTTTAGATTTTGAATAAGATAATGATACTTGAGGTACACGTTTCATACCCTTCTTATATTTTTTCATTGATTTTTTAGCAAGTTTGAGTGCTTTGGAATTCTTTGAACAATGTTTCTCTAAAATGCCATAGTCAACTCCAGCCGCTTTGCCACCGGTAATGGAACTAGCAAGACGTGCATATGCCCATGAGTGCGGCGTTTGGTTCGGGCGACTTCCACTGGAATAATACGCGCCTTGTCCTTTTTTGAATATTTTTTGTAGTCCTTTGATATTGCATTTTGTCTTTTTGGCGAGTTTTTTAGAGGGTTTGATTTTGTCTATTTTGTAAAGTTTCTCGGCTCGCACAATATGAGGCGACGGTTTATTCTTGAATGTTTTTACTTTTTCGCGTATGACATATTTCCCCTTTTTGTATAATTTTTGAGATTTAAGAATACCCTTCTTTTGGGTTATCTTGTCTTTTGCACTGAGATGTTTTGGCACGTATCTTTGAGGAACCGTCTTCATATACATAATAAAAATAAAAAAATGTGTTGCGTAAAAAGTAGTAAAAAAGTAGTAAAATTAGTAAAATATTAACAAGGATATAAGATGTTGTGTTGTTTGTGTATAGAGTGTGAATTAATATAAATAATATGTTTGAATGTGAAAATGCGAAGTTGATGAGTAACCGTATGATAGCCGGTACAGCGTC